TTTAGAGGCAAGAGGGCCTAAATCATAGCTATATGGTTTATTATCAGTCCATTTATTAATAGCATCTTTTACCGAAAGATTATTGTAAGTCTTTGATTGTAAAAGACTTGTCATAGCAGTTTTCCCAGCATCATCACTATCAAATATAGCAAAGCCATCAGCATCCTTACTAGTAGCTCCGTGGGCTTTTGCCCAAGGTCCATATTTAATATTGCCGGGATTATGGTTTCTATCAGATCTTGAGGGCTTATTAGGATCTCCACCCTCACCTATAGAACCACCATCTGCATAGTTAATCTTAGCCCCATTCTTAGCTTTATATTTACCTTGAGAAAGTTCCTGAGGATCAATATTTAACCTATCAGCAGTGTCCAAGATAGTTTTCTGTACATCACCAAGTTTTTCTCTTGCTGTGGCTAATTGTTTCATTCTCATATCTGCACCTATAGTCAATGCCCTACCAGAGTTAAATCTCAGATAGTCATAAGAATCATCAGGATTAGATTCATCCATTAGCTTGGTACCTTTATTCAGCTTCCTATTAGTACTATTCTCCTGATCTGATATCTTTTTAGAAAGTGCTTTAAACTTAGTATTTGTACCGGGGAATACCATATTACCCATTACATTAAAATCACCTTGCTGGTCTACAACACCGGTTTCTCCACCCTCAACTTCTACTTTCTTTCCACCATAAGACATTCCTATACCTCCCTCTTCATGGGATGGCCCTTTAAATTCCACTGTGGGTCCAGCATAGGGATTATTACTAATAGTATCTGCATCCCCACCATAATAGAATTTAAGGGGATGAGGTATTACTCTATTAACATCAACAGAACCACCATTATCCATTTTAGCAGTAGAATTATCAGTAGTTGATTTATATGCAGGTGTACTATTAACTATATTCTCAAGCGCAGGGTTATTTCTTATTACGGAATCTCTAATAGAAATTATATTCTTACCATAAGCAGGGTTTTTTCTAAGGTCTAAAGGTTGTCCGGGAGCCAGAGGAACACCATAAGCACTCTGTTTTCCACCCATTGTCTTATTGTACCCCAATTTACCTAAACCATTGTAAGTCTGTAATCTATGTGCATCATCGGTATAACCAAGTTGTCTAGCATATGTATTTTTCTCTTTAAGAGCCTTTGCTAAAGCATCGGCCCCAGCATTCATAAAATCTTGGCCTGTATTTTTACCAACTTGACTAGGCTCTTGATAACCCGGTATCATATTTGTATCCCTATAAGCCCAAGCATGTCCTAAAGAACCCATTGCTTCATTATATGCATTGCTTCTGGCTTTATCCATTTCCTTTCTGGCGTTAGGGTCTATACCCCCCCAACTACTTAAATAGTCATCAATTTTCTTGAACCGTGGTACATAGTCTGCTTTTCCAAAGTCACTCTCTTGAGAAGCTATAGCAAGAGCCTCATTAGGGTCTACACCTTTAGCTTTGGCCTGAGCAACAATTGCTTTAATAACATCGGAATTAACTATAGTACTCCTACCACCTAGCTGATCTGGTCTTAACTTCTGATTAGTCACCGGATTAGTAGTTCTGGTATCCCTTACTCTAATTAAGTCAGCAGGATGAGGCATTGGTCTAGTTAATTCTGCATGTACTTCAGCATCAGTCATTTGTGATACTGGTTTTTGACCTACAGGTCCCCCATAATCCATTATAGGAGGGGCCTTCTTTTGGCCTTTTTGGGCCACATTTTTATAATTCTTAGGTATAAATGGTTTCTCTACAGAACCTCCGTTAAAATATTCAGCAGTAAGTAACTTGCTATCATCAAAAGAATCCAGATATTTATGATTCTTGTAAGTTTTACCCGGACCCCCTAATCCACTAGCAATCATTCTTCCACCCTCCTCCATCTCGGGGACCGCTTTAGGATTTTTAATCCTGCTCTTCCTTAAAGAACCATCACTAGGAGCATTTGCTCCTTTGCTCATTTTTCCTGCAATAGAGTGACCAGAGATAGAACCACCACCATGAAAAACAAGTTTATTTACATCCTCGTCTTTACCATAGGATGAAGGTAAAATACCACCATTCTCATACCACTCTTGGGTATAAGGATAATCACTGTGAGCCTGTTCTGGGCTAATCACAGAACCATGTTCAGCCACAATATCCTTATCATAATAAGTCATTTGGTTATATGGTCTATCTGCCCTAGCTTGGTTAGGAGAAATCTTGGAGCCATTAGCAAGAATATTGGGTATAACTTTCCCTTTAGAATTTAGCTTTTTAATATAGCCCCCATCATCCCAAACTAAAAGATTATCCTTATCAGTAGAACCACCATTTTCCCACACCAACAGATTATCTTCATCTGTCACAGCACCACCATTCTTAAAAGTAGGTCTATTCCTAGTCTCATCTTGGTGCATTCTATAGCCATACTTGCCTTTAGGAACTTTACCACCTTTTTTGAATACTAGAAGGTTATTTTTATCATCTTCTTTTAATTCACCTCCATTAGTAAATACATTAAGATTACTACTCTGATCTTGCTTTACATACTTAGAGGGAGGGGCTAGTTCATATCCTCCAAATTGGGCACCATTATCTGCCATAGCTGCCATACCAGCTATCTTAGCAAAACCTCCTGCACTAGAAGCCCCACCAGCACCTGACATTATGCTTGTAGGTACCTTACTCATTCCACCAAACTGATTAAATAAGTTCTCAACAGCACCTCCCTCCTCATAATAATCATCATCTGCATGATAATAATGCTTAGGGGCACCTCCTTTATCCTCAGCCACATTTTGAGCAATCATATTATGGAAAGGAGGATTATAAATTCCCCCACCCTCATCCATAGTTTGCTGGGTGAATAGACCCTTCTTGGCTTTAATTTTCCCCCCTTTCTTCATTAAAGCTTCAGAACCAGTACCATAAGGATGCTGATTATAGGCTCTCGGAGGGCGTACTACTTGTTGATTTCTTACTTTTCCATTAGAGAGCATTGCATCAAATGCAGTAAGACCAAAAAGTACGCTATTACCAACACCTTGTATTGAATTCTTGCTATCAGTAGGGGGGGCTTTTGGGGGTCTAGTTGCCCCAGCGGGGGTATTAGTTCCCGGATTACTCATGGCCTCTGGTCCAGCTATACTATTAGTGTTTGGTCCTGTAGCTCCAACAGGTTGGATACCAGTGGTAATATTACTTTTAGCTGCTGGGTATACAGTATTCAGATCAATAGGATCTACCACAGGACCTAAAGTGTCACCATCCTCTGCATGGTGCCAACGTGAGGCGCTTTGAGCAAATATTGCTCTCTTCTTAGTAGTAGGATTCTTCGAATGAGTTAATTCCTCAGTACTCTTACCAGTAGCCTTCTTAGTGGCATTGAATTTACCCTTATTCTCAGGCTTAATACTAATACCACTTTTGGCCTTTAGGGGGGAAAAGATTTCGTCGATAGTAACGTGATAGTTAATTTTCTCTGCCATTACTTGTAAGATTTTTGCGAAGGCGCTAAAACGAATTGGGAAATTAATTTGTACTGAGACTGATTATCAAGAATATGTCTTATACGGAGATCTTTTGCCATCAATGGAGCTTTTTTAAAGCTTCTCATTGAGTAATCCATATTGGACTGTACTAACCTCTTGTCAAAGGATAGAGAGTTGCAGTCTCTTGAGAATATGGGATTATTTTTATTAGCTACAACATCCCAGAAGAAGTTATAGTTGTAGAAATTGTTAGATTTAGTTACTAAAATAGATTTTGAATCACTATTATACTTTGGGTACTGCCTGAGGATCTGAAGATTGTGAGGAGGTTTGGGAACAAGGTTTAAAAGTCCAGAGGTCTGTTGATTATTATAAAGAATAGCCTTATTAAAATAAATATCATTGACCTCTACAAAAGACTGATAATCAACATTACTTAAGTATTGAATAACCTTTGTATAATCCTTAACATTCTGTACTATTTCATCTTGCATTTGATAAGCAAAAGGATACTCGATCACATAAGGGGCTTGATTACCATAGAAATTATTAAAGAGGGTATAACTCCTGTTGTGTATCCAGTTAGAGGATTGAGCACCGTTTATACCACTAAAGAAATACGAGGGTCCGGGGATGTAGAAATTAGGGATGTAACTATGGAAACTAATCCAAGATCTGGTTTCAAAATTGAAGGAGAGTGTCCATGATCTATTACAGAAATACGCTGGATCTCCAAGGGCAATAATATTGCCATAACTATCATTAAAAACGTTAAGAATGGGATTATAGGTTAAAACTGGATTAATAACCTCATAATCTATTTTAGTAAGAATAATCCTATTATACTTATTATCAAATACCCCATGTAATCCTATAAAGTTAAAATGATTATCAATGGGATAGTTAGGGAAAGTCTTAAGAATTTTGAACTCAAGGTTCTCACAGAAGAACTCCTTCATCCCATATTTAATACCAGCCAAATCTTCTAACTGTCTTCTACCCCAATAGGGAGAAACAGCAGGAATCAGGAGAATTTGACCCCTTTTAGCATCTACTGATATATGACCCTCAAAGGTCTTGATAAACATTTTATGTTGAGTGCCTGCATGTCCAGCATCTGTGTCAGAGAAGTCTATTGGAGGGCTACCTTTAAATAAACTATCATTGCCCAGATATGCTCCTTGGGGGGTAGAGGTGTTTATTGTAAGTAAAGAGTTATAAGTTACCATCCTATTCTCAAAACGTGCAATAATTTCCCTATTCTCAATCCCCTCTAGATCAATCAGTTTTCCATAGTTCAGAGGAAAATCATAATATGAAGTCGGCCTATATAACAACCAGCTATTTTTATAGTAGTATACAGGGTCTGCTTGCTTATCAGACCAGATAGCTTTATTCTGATAAGTATCCAAACATGGCATATTAGGTGCCCAATTCAGAGGTAATGTGGTAAATACATTCTCATCATTTTGCTTAGAGAAGGATTTATTATAATTATATGAGTTATCTAGGCCTATGGAAACATTAATTTCTTGTAACCACTCATCAGGAACATCATTATTAACATGAGGCCAGAACTCACCAGCTAAGTCATTAGCCGCTTGTCTATAATCTACATTCACTTGAGACTCAACATAAAAGTAAGGTAGGCCATATGCAAAAAGATAGAACTTGCCACTATCATAAAAGAAGGAACCATCCTTGCAATCGAAACTGTTCACCTTTACCCCAAATAAAGAACCTAGGCCAAATGATCCACCATTACCTTGAGTCACGTCAGTACTAAACCAGAATGAAGGATTGCAAACATTTCCTAATTCATCGTAAAAAACATCACTGTCATCTGGAAAATTCACTCTATTATCAAGAAAAAAAGGAAATTTTCTCTTAAATGCAAATCTATTAATAAAGGTATCTCCTCCAAAGACAAAATAAAATTGTTGGGAGAATTGTGATATTGGCTGTGTGGGGTCAATGGCTAATTGAAAACCTGTATCCACTGTTGGATAAGAGTATATTTGTCCATATTGATCCTCTATTGGATTTTTCAATGAAGCATAATAAGAACAAATAGGATTTTGTTTGAAGCCCAAGTCACATCCTACTTGAGAAGCTACATATCTAGAGGTCTCTGGTGTCACATTTGGGTACGTATCTGGAAATGGCAGAGTAGCAGTTGTCCTTAGATATACGGAGGACTCTCTTTGCCAGTTATTAATTGGATAGGTATCACTATTTCCCTGTAAGCCAGAGGATAAATAAGAAGCTATATCTATAGTTCTTATTTTATTTCCATTATAGTTAGGTATAGTTTGAGTATTATCATAATATCCTATAGAATTAAATTGATAAGCAAAATTCCTACGAGGAATTAATTTATAGATTATATCATTAAAGGTTGCAAAGGCTGTAAATGCTGCTGCCCCATTAAATATCTGTGTAGATACACCTATACTAGAGGAGGCAAATCCTATTGCTATTCCTATCCCCAGTGACGTTAAATAAGAACCTAGTGAGGGAAATTTATATCTAGCATGCCCTTTTGTTTGTACGAAATGCTGCCTAGCCTGACCTGTTTCTATAGTTTCTAGTTTAAGAATATTACCTAGAGATGGCTGGTAAAATGAAGTATCTGGAGAATGAAAGGTAAATCTCTGCAATGAACCACTACTTGAAAAAGCATCCAAATAAGGAGAGGGGGGAGCAACATTGGCTCCTCCGGGAGAATAGTTAATTACTTCAGAGATTGTTGAGATAGTTACCTCATTATTAGAGCCTTGTGGAGCAACTCCATATAAAGTAATGGTGAGAGGTGAGGAGGTATCTATTCCAGACTTTGTAGTAGTAGTGGTGTCATTAAAAGTAACAACCCCAAAAGTAGTATATTGATTTGAGACTGATATGGCATCTGGCCCCGTCAAAGTTATAGTGGATGTTATACTCCAAGTAGTACCACTAGAGGCATCTATTAATAGTCCTCCTATGTTAATATTATTAATATCGACGGTCAATAGTTGATTTTGGTTATTGCTCCCGTTATACTCTCCTTGATAGGTTGCAATTAATTGGTCACCAATATTAACTAAAGTGTTTGCAGGTATAATCGCTGTATAGAGAGTCGTGTTTGTATTACCGGAATTGTTTACTGAATTGTAATTACTTACGACTGTAGATCCAGAAACTGCATCATTACTACCTTTAATAAAAGGATCTTCCCTTAAATCATTAAAAGGGTAATTCGGGAAGAAGAAGGTCCCATTATTACCTGTGTTATTAATATCGTTATTTGTGTAAGAACCCACATTATATAATAGACCCTTAGCAATTATCGATTTATTTGCTGCCCTATCCCCTCTAATTATCTTAATACAAGCAATTTGGTCTATTTGTTCTTGTGTAAGACCTGACTGCTGAATAAGTGTATATAATTGATAAGCATCTACTTGCACCCCTAGTGGATAAATATTGCCCTCATTATCATGGTGGTTACTTACGGCATTATCAGGGAATAAATGATGCCTAATCTGTTGTCCAGATAGGGAGCCAAATATACCCTCATTGCAAGGGTATGTCTCTGTTGATTGCCAAAAGCCAAAATTACCATACTGATAAGGCCCCTCATAACAGTCATTATTCTCATTGCCTACATATTGTGGGCAATACCCCTCTACAGTAGCTGTATTATACACTTGCCATGTTGGTAAGCCTGTTACAGGTTCACATACAGTCCCACCAGCTTGAACATCACCATTACTTATGATAAGTAAATCTGCTGATGTGGCCACTCTATTAGGGATGGGAAACCTATCAGATTGATAACCGTTCTTTAAGATAACTACACCATCAAAAGGATAAATCTCATCTCTCATGTATCCTTCGTAGTTGGCAGAGTTTAATGGATCTGCGAATTGATTGCTACTTGGGGGAACTTTAAAACTAACCCACTGTAGAGTGACTTGATTAAATATACTAGCATATGAGAGCCTCTCATTAGTAGTTAGACCATTCCAAACAAGTACATCCTGTACTGTAGTTACACCCTGAGCAGTATCAAAATACACAAATCTCTCGAATACATCATCAATGGTTAGTGCAATATCTGCCTTGGATTGGCCTGTATAAATGACAGTCTGAGTAGCCTGAGTAATTTGATAGGTAGCTACAAGATCTACACTTGTTATATTATTTATGGTCTTTATAACAGCAATGTTAAAATAATCAAATAGTCCAGTTATATCTATATTACTTACTTTGAACTTAATTGATTTCCCAGTATTATAATTGAAGTCAGGACCCACTATAAATGGATTCAAGATGGGCATTGGGTTAGTATGGGAATAGTAGGAAGTGTATGCACTTCCTTCAAAATTACAATACTGGACTGCAAATTGATAAGTCCCCTCTATCACATTTCCCCCACCAAGAACTGCTTCATATACAATCTGTGGAATAGCAAAATTTGGCTGTATACTTAATTTATTACAGTCAATAGTACTGAGAGTAGTGCTTGCACATGGGGACTGTGCTGTTCCATCGAAAGTTTGTGCATAAGGGAGATTATCGATATCCATATATCGACGGCCATTATATGTATCTGTCCAATAAACTTCTGTGCCACAAGCTGTTATTTTATGTACTGATTTATGTATCGGGTAATTTATATTAAAATTTAAGCAAGATTGGTTCACTAGGGTTGTATAAGTGCATGTTAATGTACTTCCAACTCCTATTTCAGATCCCCCCGTTGTGGGATTTACTAAGAACCATACTGTTCTATCTTGCTCTGGGATAAAATGGTGCCCTATATCAACATAACCTATAGGAAAGTTGTAACATAGAGTATTACCACTTTCGTTTTGGTATGAGATACCACCCCCATCAAAATTCTCTACCTGAGCATTTAGGGCATAAGTTAACTGTCCCGGCTTCACCTCTCTCAAGATGGAGTTCAGATTCATACCCCCAATAGCCTGATTTGGATTAAGGGATACATTTCCCTGTTGGGGAGGTTGTTGCTGCTGCTGATTATCGTCTTCCTGTTCAGCCATTAATGTCTATAATGATCAAGCTTATAATGATGTAACCTATTCATATCTCTCTTAATCGACCTTTGAATAGTAGTAGAATCTTTCTTCTTTATCTCTATATCTGCCATAATCCAACCCTCGTCATAAGAGGATTTGTAATAATCCATTTTCTGTTTGATCTGGTTGTAAGTTTCATCTGTGGTTTGATTCCACAACTGCTCAAACACTTTAAATTTTATAAAGCGTTTAACATATTCCTGAATCCAATAGTTATCTGGAACAAGCTGATAATCTTCCCCATCTCTCTCCTCTGCATAATATATCAGATGAACAATTCCCTTTCTGAAGTTTAGGACAAACTTATTACCATGAATATCATAACTATCTGGAGCAGAGGAATTTAGATTAGCCATTGGTCTCTCTAGAGGAGATACATCCTCATAATTAGCCCCCTCATATTGCACTAAGGGTAGACCACAATTGTCTTTTGCTGAGATGGACCCCGGTTTAAGAAGATATATTCTCCTTATTTTCATATCTGGATATGGCCCAAATTCAGTATTCTTATAAGTTACTCTCAATATTTCAGGAACACAATCTACACAAGGACTATCATTATAGACAGGGGTAATTCTACAGAAAACCTGATCATATTTAGCATTCGGTCTCTGTACCCAAGGCTCTATTTCTGTACATAACCAAGCTTCTCTAACTGCCAGAAACTCTGGTGGCAATTTAGCTTGGTAATCATGCACCTCAAGAATTGTTTCCCTTATTTGATTAGTGGCTCTACCTAACTTCTTTAATGCCCTATCCATCCATACAGAGAACATAACATCATCAACAGCACCTGCCTCAAAGTAAGTTCTTAATTCTTCTTTGATAACAGAAAAAATTGGCTCAGGAGAGACAAAATTATATTTATAATAATAAGACATGTGTATTATTTACTTCCACTCATGATAAACATCAGCGTAATTCTTATCTTTACTACGTAAGATTTTATCTGCAATTGCCCGTGAAGATTCTCTAGAAGGCTTAAAACACCAAATATCTGATTTGAGAAAGTATGCTGTATCTTGAAACCAAACCCATCTAAATTTGTATCCTTCTGTATGGTAGTTGAAGTTGTAGATGTGCTTCCCGGCAGCCCTACTTTTGGGCCAATCTATAGGTAGACGAATAACTCTTTCTCTTTTCTTGTTATAACCGTATTTGCGAGTCTTTTTCTTGTTAATGGAAAAATATCCAATGCCCTGAGGTAGCTTTACCTTTTCACCAGTTTCCAATATATAGTCCCTAAACATGACATTATAGGTCCTAATTATGTCGTAGAACTGTTTTGCCGACAGTTTTATGTCGGGATTCTTTTCTAAGAACTCGTTATAGTTTTTCCTACTGGCACTGATCCATTCTACTGTAACTCTTGGCAATTATATGTGTTTTATAGTACGGTTTATCTATTTTATAGTATTATTTCACTGTTTCATCATCTCTATTATCAGAGGTCTTATCATCTACCAATCTAAAATATGTTTCAATTAGATATTTGGAAGTCATAGATACACAATTGTCCTCAAGATACCCCGGACATTTAAACTGTAGATCCAGAGGATTTTTACACTCGTCATAAGATGGTTTTCTTGAGTCACATTTGCACTCAGGGAACAATAAATACTTAGGAATATCGTCCTCAAAGTAGGCAGAGATGCTTAATACCTGTACATCTGGATTTGAGCAATATAGATATCTGTTATCAATCCAGTAAACAAGTCTATTATATCTTGGATTAATACCAAGGAAATTCACATATCTATTAATAGACATCTCATTTATCCGCTTACTCTCTTTGGTGGTTCTCTCTACATTCCTAACCCACTGGATAAGATATCCATAAATACCCTCCGCCATAGCTGGCAATTTATGTTTGCTCCTTGCTACAACCCTATCAGAATGATAATCACAGCATTCAGAGAGAGGTACTTGGATCATTTCCAGACAAGGAATTTCACTGAAGATGGTGGAGGTAGACCATAACCTTCGTAAGTTAGTTTCCCTACGGATTAAGGTAATAGCTTTACTTTTAAGCTCCTTTTCCACGGCTCTATCACTTATGATATTGTCACTAGATAAGAGTTTGTTAGTTGTACGCACTCTTGAAATAACACTCCTCAAAGTAGGCATAATTCTTTTCTTTTACCTTTTTTCTTTATCATAACTTTTTGTCCAAGAAAGGTATATGACCAAACACATCCATGATAAGTCAATACTTTACCAGAACAAACTTCTGATATTCTTTGATTTGGTATACCCAGTTCTCTCTCAATATCTTTTGTACAATTCCACTTTTTGACAAAATCTCCTTGTAAATTGTATTGGTAAACTTCTTTAGATTGAGGATTGTTTCCAGACTTATTATTCCTAGCTAAATTTGCTTCAGATATTCTTTTCTTGTGCCATTCCTCTAGCTTTGAACCCCTCCTAGCATTTCCACATTTTATTCTGTGTTCTTCTGATAGTTTCTTTCCTAATAATTTATTTCTAATTTTATCTCTTGACATTTCAGAAAGATTTATTATACCATCTCCACCATCTGTTAAATTAACTAAAGTACCAGTTTTTAAATCTCTTCTTCCATATAAAATGATAAATTCCCTTTCTTTATTTTTAATAAAATCTAAATTATCAGATTCCATTAAAATTTCTACAGTATAATTTGACTTGGATATAATATTCTTCCAAAATTCACTTCTATTTATTTTTGCAAAAGCTCTTCCATACTTCTTGGCATCACAGCTAGAATTTTTGTCCTTCCCCCATATAGTACCAATTCCTATATAAAAAGGCTCATTTTTATCTTCTCTTATATGACGATAAATATAATATTTATTTGATATTACATCTCTAACTGTCGGCATTATACTGTATATGTGTACTCAGCTATTTCACCCTCTTCTTTATGGTATAAAAAAGCTTTAGCTTGTGGGTTTGAGATATATCCCTTTGCACTATGCCACTCATCTGCTGCTGATAGTGAAGGAAGTATCTCTATCTGGAAACCTTGATGGTTATCTACAGATACATAATTCATCTTCTTTGTCTTATGGAAGTGGCCTAATTTGCAGAACCTATACTTAGTATCCGCCCACAGTTGGGGTTCTTCTGTAGCAAATATAAGCCCTAATTCCTGATGATTCTCTTTTTCACCATGAGTAAGTTGTACACCTACTTGACCATATTGATAATACTTCCTCCACTTAGGGCTGTTATCTACTTTAACTAAAGGATCGGCGTGAAACCATGCTTCAATCACTTCTCCTAATAGGAATGTTGTGGTACTATCATGATTTCCTCTTACTATAATTACCTCTACTGGGGCTATCTGCTTAAGTTCATCAATTATCTCTACCAATAGTGCCTTTGCTGTCTTTACTATCTTGGCAAATCTACTATCTGCATCTACTTGAGTACCGGCAGTAGTTTGATTCTCAGCATTATCTATATGGATAAGATCATTGCCAATAGGAAGTACTATTTTAGCAATACTGGAGACAGGAGTGCGTTTAAGGAGATTATTAACTGCTGCTTTAAATCGATCACAAGCTATTTTAGTATCATAATCTTCACCACTCTCAAGACCCCATGCTAATTTGCCTATATGTAGGTCAGGTATTGATATCTCTAGTAAATATTCTCTTTTGGGTAATCCCAGAAATTCTGAGAGATCAGAGTAGTCAAACTCTCCAGCAGTTCCAAACAGATTTAAAGAGGACTCTTTTTGATAAGCTTTTATCTCATTTAGGAGAAACTCTTTCTGTAGTTGTGGGTCTTTATCTAGGACTCTAGGTTCTAACTCTGCTCTTACCTGCCAATGAGGGTCATTTAAGTTGCCCCAATAGTTTTGCCTCCATCTTACAATATTCCACTTTTTAAGGTCAATATTTGTTCTCTGTATAAGTTCCTCAAGAGTTTTGATTTCATCTTTTGATCTGTAAACTAACTCTGCTTTTGAGGTTTTTAAATCCTCTTCTAGAGATATTACCCTATCTTGTAGGGTTGCTATATAATTGTTAACTTGCTGTTTTTCAACTATTTCATTAAGTTTTCTATAACTTTTCCATGTGCCTCTGGCAGATTCTCCAGTTCCAAATCCATATTGTTTAGCTAAATAATTCCAACTCCTCTCACCCTTACCATTTAAAGCCAAATCATCAAAGAATTCTTGTCTTATACTCATTTACTATTGTTGTTGTTAGATAATAGAAGACCTGAAGAAGTGTAAAACTACAAAATCTTTTTGACATTACCAAATCCTTTCTAATGAAATTGATTATTTTTGACAAATCTCCTTAACGAAGTAGATTAGAAATAAAAAACCCCCTTGGTCACAAAGACTTGGGGGCACACCTTTGAAAACCATAAAAACAAAGGTGTTAACTTGCAGTTGCAGTAAAAACGTATGATGAAGATGCTAACCCCCCAGAGCAGGAGGGACATAAGGTAGTAAGTTCTATATCTGTTAATCCTGAGGGTATACCAGATAGAGTATAGGGAGATTCATCATAAGCAGGATAAGTAGCTATATAAGTAAAAGGCCCAGATGAACCAGTAGCTCTATACCCTACCCTCAGTGAGGTTCCAAAAGGAATAGTATAATTAAATTCTATCGATGCCATTTTTCATGTTTTAAGTACAAGGTCCAACAGAGCTTACTATTGAGATGGTACCACCTGAATTTACAGTTTCTGAACTGAAAGTGAGTGTATGTGTGCCAGACGAGGTAATATCCTGACAGCTAACAGTTCCTAAACTATCAGTAACTGCTATATTAATATCACTGGAGGTAGAGGAGAAAGTTACTGCAATAGTCTCACTGCCTATACTAGGGGTTGTTCCACTAACTGAGCTACTTGGAGCTATAGGGAAAGTAATACCTGATACACTTACACCACCTATAGTGATATTTGTTACTGTCACTACTCCACTTGTATCCCTGAAGGTTACTATAGCAGGAGGTGGAGGTGGAGTTGAGAGAAATTGAAATGTCACTGAAGAGGGACTACAAGTAGCACCCCCTTGTGCAGTAAGCATTACATCATAGTATGTATCATATAGTACTGTAAGTGTATAGTATGGATATACCGTAGGATTTGGTGCCCCAGTTGCTGTTATCCAAGGAGTAGTCCCCTGTACCCTATATTGCACTAATACACCTAGAGAGCCGGGGGCCGGTGTCCAATTTATGGTTACTGTTGTTGTACTCATTATACTCCTTCTGAAGCTTGCATTGCACAGACCCCTTCAAATTGGGTTTGGAAGTTTGTAAAGTAAAGTAAATATGATTGACTGAAAAGAGTAACCGCTGTTGGCGTACCAAATGTATTATCTCCACCACCTATAGCCCCTTGGTTGATAGAGGTAACCTCCCACCATGTTTTAACATAAGCAGCAGGTATAGCAACCCAGCAATATTGAGGAGTCGAATTAAATGGTGTCCAATCAGCATTCACATCATTCGCAGGATTCTGAGAAGAAGTATTACCAGCCTCAATTACCGAGGCAATTGGGGGAGTACCGGAGGTTTGGGCACCTACATATATAGTGGCTACAATAGTTGTTGTTGTAGTCGTAGTAGTTGAACTAGTACTTGTTGTAGTAGTTGTTGGTCCACCTGTAGTTGTAGTGGTTGTCGTTGTAGTGCTAGTGGTGGTGGTAGTAGGTCCGCCTGTAGTAGTAGTGGTTGTAGTCGAGGAAGTTGTACCTCCATACACTATGCTTACATTAGTTGGTGCTGCACAAGGAGAAGGGCATGCATTTACTGCTGCACAAAATGCTGCCTGTAAGGCACCAGTTGTGTCAGTTGGAATTGCCTGAAGAAGTGCTGTAAATAGGGCAATGGGGCTAAGGTTTGCCTTAAATCCAACCTGATGATAGGCATTTGTTGTATCTAGATAAGGAGAGATACTTATACCAGAAACCTCTGGCCCTACCTCAAGCTTGGGGAAAAGATAATCTGAGGTGCTATCCCCAGAATCAGACATAACCTTGCCATTCCCACCTCCAGTGCCACCACCTATATAACTAATAATACCTTGGGTAGTAGAACCATAGTTAACTGAGATGGTTGTACCATCACCGACAAGTTTTGCTGAGAGTACCCCCGGGGTATTATCATTAGTGGTGGCAGCAACTAATCTATCAGCTACGGAGCCAGAAAGATCAACAGTTACCCCTGAACATGGGTTACTCGGATTTGTAGCAGTCACTGAGAAATTACCTGAAAATGTAGGTAAACTCTGACATATGATATTAATCTTATTTAGTACAGCTTGAAAAGCATCTTGTAAATCAGTTGCTACATTAGAAGGCTGCGTTATACAATTCCAAGTTAATGTATTTATATTAAATGTGGGAGTTTGGCACAATAAAGTCTTGATCTTGTTTACTGTAGATACAAGAGTATCGGCAGAGGTAACAGGTGTTGGGAGGCAGGATCCCACATTATTAAATACTGGCAGGGAGGCAGAGCCTATACTAGTCTGTAGAGTACATATCTGAGAAGCAAGAGTGGAGAAACCCTGAGCTACAGTCGTAGGAGTAGGGGATACAGTAAAACATTGATTCCAGTTAACAGAAGAAAGGCTTAACTGATTACAATAGATATCAGATGCCATATTAGACAGCTTTTGTAGAACTGTCTGGAGGGTATCGGTATTAAGAATTGTATTACTAGAGCATGTAGCATTGGTGGTACCCGGAACCTGTAAAGATGCTAAAGTGGAGTTAATAGTGGCCTGATAGGCAGGGAAAGTGGTTCCTGTAAAAGTAGTTAAAGAGGACTGCGTAGCACATACATAAGCAGAAATAGTCTGTACAAACTGCTGCTGGGTGGTAATAGGAGCTAGGCAATAAGTATTATAAGATGCATAATTACCAGAAGAGGCACATAACAAGGTATCAATCTTCTGCAAAGCTACCTCAATAGAGTCTTGAGTATTAATTCCAGAGCAAGGAAGATTAGCAGCAGTATAGAAGGTGCATGAGGAATCCTGTGGAGACGGACATAAAGATGTATTGCAGGGGGAATTAATTGTTGCAAGAATTTGATTCAAACCCCCGACCACTATAGAACTGCTATTATTGCATGAAGAACAACTCATTGATATATACGTTTTAGAATACTCTGATAACCCAATAAGTGAATAGGGAAGGTTGAACATTATTATGGAAAGAATTACCCCCAGTATTATTAATACTTATATTAGTTACAACAGTATTTGTAAGCTGATTATAAGTACCAGTTCTTGTAGGTGGAGCAGTAGATAGCACTGCATATCCAGAGGTACCCTCCCCTTTAAAATCTTCAGGAATTAGAGAAGTATGATAGTGCCCCGGATCAGTAACTCCATGACTATGAGAAGGTATTTCACTTGTAGTTAAAGTATGATAGTTTTCCCCAGAAGTCTGTCCCATGGTCCAATTAGTATTAGGATTCCATGGTTGTGTAGGATCTACAACTGGCGATAATGTAGCACCGGGTACATTATTTATAGCTCCTACAAAAGCCCTCCCCCTAGCATCTATAGTACCATTCAAGCCATTCATAAGATAAATGCCAGAAAATCCAGCAGATACTAATCCCTTACCTGTATTATCAAAGTTAGCTAATGAACCAAAATATGGAAATGCCATGCCTATAGGTATGTATTGCGCATATGCAATTTGTGTACTTCCACCTATCAGGCCAAGGTTTGTAAGAATAGTTGTTACAAGAGTATCAAGATCGCTCTGTTGTACATAAGTAGTGGGAATAGCAGCTACTGTAACTTGTGTTGCACAATATGCTGTAAGTAGTCCTTGAAGTACTTCATTTGCTGTAGCATTAGTGGGCAATCCAGTAAGACATCCAGTAGCAAAAGTAGAATTCTCCCCCGCTATTAGCGCAGTGAGATTTTGGATCATAGTGTATAAGCTACACTCCCCATTGGCTAATAGTTGTAGATAATTAGCAAGAGTGGGCAACTGGCCTATAAATTGATTGGCTAGCCAAGTACAGGCCTGTAGAGTTACACCTGTAGGAGATATACCAGTACCATTGAGTGCTGTGAGTAAACCATTTATGATATTTGCCTCAACAGATGATAACTGATCCCCTGTACAAATATTCAAAGAGGGAACTGGATCACCAGTATACTCTGTACATTGATCAGAGGTTGATCTACCTCCACAGTTTTGTAAACAATTAATGCAGGCCATTTATAAGTGCTTTTATTCTTGAGTCAATATCTTGGTATGAATACTTTGGGCCGTAGTAAAAGGGATTAAATAAAAGGTTTTCAAGTATACCTTTGTAATATAGGATCTTTTTTAATCTAACATCTTCTACGGGTCTCCCAAGTACAAAAACTCTATTTCTCCATATCCTTAACCCATAACTCTCTAATGCTACGTTAATAGATTTCAACAGAAAAGAAGCTGAAAAGCAATCATCACAGGCTTGTCTAGTCAAAAAACTTAACACGATAGAAAGATTTATTTACTCTAATAAAGGGTAACCCTAAAGCTAGCCTATTATTACAGGTTACGCAATACCCACGAATTAAATTACATCCACATCCTACATTAATCCCACAACCGGGGCAAATAGCTGCCATCTTATTTCATTTTAACTCCAAGTATTTGATCTATTTCTCCCATAACATCTACGATTTAAAAACCTATCTACCATTCTCTCAGCTATATTGTAAAGATCAATAGCAAGTTTAGGGTTACATCTATTTCCGGCAGCTATGGAGGTTTGGATATAATAATTTATCTCATCTAATTCTCTCATATCTTGATCCTTGATAGTTTGGTCACACCTATCAAGATCTAAGGCTAAGAAGGCCTCATCTAATTTCTTGCCAAGCATGGCAGTTCTCATGAATCCAATCTCAGCAAAGTATGTTTGAGCAGGTGAAATTGTATATTTGAAGTCCCAGTATCCATCTGGTAATTCACAACTTTCACAACTAGGATCATTACATGTTATACCTACAGTATTACTACTAAGTAAGTTAAGAGAACCAGCAGTAAAAGGAACAGTAATTACAGGAAAAGAGGGGGGTATGATAGATAATGAGGGGCTAATAATTGAATATCCACTAGGATACTGTGAATTATCCGCAATTGCTAGTGTACTCAAGTTATGAGTATCCAATACTAAGATACCTAATATAGGTGAAGTAACTGCCATTATTATTCTACTATAGGTGTGAAGTACAGATTAGCGTCACCAGTTCTTCTTTTGACCTGCCAACTATCTGTAACTAAAACTCCATTTTCTTTAACCTTTACCCACATCATGAATGCATCTCTTATTGTTGGGTCACTAGGATTAGCATTTATCCTTTTTAGGAGAGTGGATTCTGCTAAGGCCCCATCTCCCTCATTATAGGTAAAATCTAAAACTGCATCAAATTGATTCTGATTTATTGGGACTTTAACATACTCATTTACCTCATCAATAAAACTCTTCAGATTAACTTGGCAAATTTCTACAGCCTGTTCCTTGGTTATACAAGGATCTGCCATTGTAACCTTAGTCCCATTAGGGTAGAAGGTACTTCCTATACCTATAGTAGGAATCCCAGCTTGATCCTTATAAGGGCAAAGTTCTTCGCCCTCCCAACCTGCCAAAAAAGGAAAGAAATTTACTGATGGTTGCATATTATAACTAAAAAAGGTGAAAGGATAGTTGGAACACTCCTTTCACCTTTTATATCTTTAAAGGGTTATCTTAATATTATGGTTCCAGAGTTGAGGTAGAAGTAGTACTTGTCGAAGTAGTACTTGTAGTACTTGTAGTCGTAGGAACTGTAACTGTATAACTAGTTGGCGTTCCAAGGTAATCTGTCAAAAGGGTTGTAAGAGAACCACCTGATCCTGAGGGAACAGCTATAATACAAGTGAAATCCTCAGACATTCCCATATTCCAAGACTGATTTCCGGGGTATTCCTTACACTTAATTGTGTACTGATCATAATAAATCCCAGAAACTACCTCAGATTGGAAAGCCTCATTAAAAATTACCCATCTAAACAGATGTTTATGGAGAGCTTGATAGCTATAGAAGTTCTTTTCAAGCTGTGCAATTTCAGGAGAACCACCAGAGGGGTAAGTAGATCTCTGAAGTAATGTAACATTAGCTACCTGATTACAATTGTTAGGATATGTTTCATAATCCTGAGTAGTGGCAGGAGCAGGCAGAACGAAAATTCTAAGCCAGATTCTATCATACTCGTAGGGGTAAGCAGCAATATCACAAGGCTGTCCATAAATGTCCAGCGGGTTAGTAGTAACCTGAATGGAGATATTAGTACCAGTACCAACAATCTGAAAAGTCAAGTAATGACCAAGGTAATAAGCTTCTGCTGAAGTATCTGCTGCAATAGCTGCAAGCAATTGTCCTAAAGTAGCTGTTACATCAATATCAGTACAAGGAGTAACACCACAATTGCAACAAGGTGCAGTTACAGTATAACTTTTTGTCAAACCATTGAAGAATGCTGTATCAATATAACTAGAGTGAAGGACAAAGGTAAATGTGATAGTCTGACCACAAGTAACAGTAAATGTGTTAATGTTGTAGATCTCGGGGCTATAAGTAGTTACAGCAGGATTTAAGTACCACTCAACAACTTGACCCACATTGATCTTATCAGATCTTTTAGTGCCAACCCCCGGTAAGGGAATTGGTCTTCCCTGAGCTAGATAAATATAAGGTGCAGCAGCAATATTCCCAGTAGTAGCCGCCTGATAGGTATTAAGAAACACCCCAAACTGACTAGCAGCTAAAGCCGAAGTATCTCCAGTTGTAGGCAGTGAGTTGCTCTGAGGAACAACGAAGAGGGTTGTGAGTGAAAAATCCATTTTTATTCAAATTTTAAGTTTGTTAGTTATTAGCTAGTACTTTTAGTACTATACTATACTATTCATTTGTCTGTGTTCTTTGTTGCGAAGCCTGTGAGGCAGCCATATTCTCAGTACTCATAGCAAGATCTTGAATAGCAAGATCTACAATATCATCTTCTAAATAGGCTGCTAATTCACAATCAACCTCTGTAGAGGTAACTCCATCGCCATGTATATATCCCGGAGCATCTATTCTAACTGGATATCTAAGATATGAGATGTAAGCATTAGTAAAGTTAAAACTACCATCAGTATATGCCTCATAAGCGTCAGAGGAGATAGTACAAAATGTCTCTTGATACTCAAAAGAGGGATTGACATTATTATTTGCAAGCAAGACTGTTATATCTGCATGTTTTGTCAAATCTCTATTAACATATATAGTATGATCCCGACAAACTCCCTTATTAGCTAATACATAGGAATCTATGTAGAACATATATAAGGGGATCAGGTTGCTTAACTGAGCAGACCACTTATTTAGTTGGGGATCAACAAGTTCTAGGGAAAGAGGGTGGAGATGAAAGGGTTCTATCAAATGTTGTAGATCCTCATATCTCTTTTTAAAGGCATCTAAGCCTTGATGGTATATATTGTTCTCATCAAGCCTGAGCTTAATAAGCTTATCCTGTGCTGAATTAAGCGAAACAATCTTATTTTCAACTGGTATCGCTTGATGATCATTTGTAGCCAGTTTATTAAGCCTTAAATCAATTTTGTAAAGCAAACTGTATACACTAATCATAATACCTTATTGAACTGTCATAGATTTTTTGGCTTCAAGTTTGTCTGTGAGAGCTAAGAAATCTTCTTGTCCTTTTTCCGAGTATAAATACTCAATTAGCTCATCTTTAGATTTGAACAGTTCTACATTACCCTCATATATACGACCTGCTTTATGGACCCTATAGATGGAGTTGGTTATGGCTTGCTCTACCAAGTTCTTAACTTCGAGAAGCTTATTATCTAAACCTACTAACTTATTGAAAAGAGTGATTGGGTTTTGACCCTTAAAGTCTCCTGCTCTGATATCCCCCTGCTTAATCCAAGAATCGAGTAGATTATAGACCTGACTTTCCTTAGTATTATCAGATACTGGCAAACCGAGTAATCTGGCAATCTTTTTCTTCTTTTCGGGAGTCATATCCTCCAGTTCAGCAATAGCCTTATTTTGAAGGACTTTCTTACTAAAGATCTGTTCCTGTTCAATATCCTCGCTATTTACATAAAACTGAGTCTGAGAAGTGTATTCTCCTCTCTCATATGCTTTGTAGGAGGAAGCAATTTGTGGATGGACAGAGAGCCAGATAAACGTAATTTCTTGAATTGGATCATTAAAGGTGTATAAATTATCACCTTGATAGAGCTTCACGGCGCTAACTTTTGTGATAGGTTCTCCATCCTTTCCTTTAGCAGCAAGATTATAATAAGAGGAACGGGGACCCAAATCCAATCCTGTGGCTTCCTCCAATCTCTTCTTGGTCTCAATAATTTCTTTCACCTTTAACACTTTGTTTTCAGGGGAGAGCTTATTAAGATATCCTGCATCAACATCAAGCCCTGTTCTATACTTACCAGACATTTCCCTAAAAGGGAGCATCATGCTATAAGTACCGGGAAACCTGTCATATCCTTTATCAGAGAGAGAAGCTTCAAGACTGCTAATACCTTTTGGGTATGCTTTCTTAATGCTGGAAATCTTGCCCATCTTAGCCATAACTGTAGTTGTTTATTTGTGGTTTTTTACAAGACTGCCTAGTTAAGATATCCTGCCTTGCGGCTGCCCAGATGCTTATCCTGTCTTGTTTATGTTCTTTACTTAGTTTCGAACCACAGCCATAAAGCTGAGTAAAGAGATTGTGGGGGAAAGTCCTTGAACCAGTGATTTCTCTCCCCCGGTGGGAATTAGTTTCAGGGTTTTGAAGGATAACCCAGAACCATAAGGAGTTTAGAATTGCGGAACTTCTTCGATGATCACTGTTCTAGAGAGATCTTCAATAAATACATCACATCTATCATCCATAAATATTGTATAGCCATCAAACTTGTTAGCAGCAGAGTGGCCCTGAGACTTGGCAAAACCAAGGTGGTGTCTTCTACCATCTATATAACCCCAAGTCATTGAAGGTCTACCCTTCAATCTTACTTCTCTAATATTATTCTTTAGAGTACCATCCCCAGTGGTAGATACATCAAATACCATGAATAGAGGAGTGGACTTTTTGTTCTGACCAAATTCCAAGTTAGTCTGTGGAAGATCAAGTTCTCTAAGGTGAACTAAATCAATCCTACCAGTTTCACGAGTAACCATTGCATCAAAACCATAACTGATGGTCATATGCTGACCTTTACCTTCGATGAACCTGTCATCAGCGATAATAGTCAAACCAGAGTTCAGCAAATCCTGCTTGTTAGCCTGATTAAAAAGATCAAACCCTGCTTCATTAGTGTAGATCTTAACCCTTCTATCTTTAATATCAACCCTACGATAGAATAAATCACCAAATACATCTCTCAAAAGCTCTAGCGAGAACTCACCTCTATTATAGGTAACTCTATTCCCGTTATTTCTCATCTTGTAGTATATGCCACCAGAGACTTTCTTGAGTTCCTGACGAGAACCTCTGGTCTTAGTAGTACCGGGTTTACCCCATACCATTCTATTAACCTTCAGATCCAGCATCTTCTTCCTCATCATTGTCTCTACATAAGGTTCCCATCTAACCCCTTGGAGGTCATTAGTACCAATTTCATTTCTACGTAGTTTAGCAAAGATGGTGATATCCAGTGGTTTACCATCTCCATCTCTCAGCATTCTGTCATCAGCCCAACCAGTTATGGAGTGCTCAACAGAGTAACCAGAACCCAATGTTTCATACAATGTAATTCTTTCTCCCAATCTAGGTAGACCAGAGAGATCCTGATCAAATTCACCAGTACTGTTATCAATCTGTTGTAATTCAACACCCGGCTGAATAAAGTTGGATTGAATAAAAGTAGTCAGGGGATTCTCACTAAGGATAGTAAAATCATAAAGGAATCCATCAGCATAAGGAAGTGGATCTTTTGCAACTACTAAGGGAGTATCACAATACATCTTATGGGGGGTGACCACATCATTCAAGACAAATTCATTGGTATCAAGTACCAACTGAAAGTCCTGCCCATCAATACCCGGTCTGGTTAACGAGTTAGTTGCATCAGGAACTTGGATGATCTTAGGAAACTTGTATGGAACCTGAATATCCCACTGCCAGCTATCCGAATTACTCTCAATGTAATATGGAGTGGATTGATTAATCATCTCCAAGAAGTCGTTGCTATACAAAGAAGTCTGTGTATACAGGGAGATTATCTTCTTGTCATAATGAGCAGGTTCAATCTGGTGTAAGGATTCCAAGTGATTGGTATCTGTCAGTTTACCTACTGCTCTTTTATCAAGAGAAGAAACTCTAGCGGCAGCGTACCCAGTAAACCCGGGAATTGTTTGTAAAGCCATTGTACTTATCTATTTAGATTTGCTTTTATATAAAGGGTTCGGTTTCTTTAACCTGAGCCTGTTTTCCACTCTTGGTGGTATTTGTAATACCCCTACCTTTAGTAGCCCAATCGAAGGCCTTGGAAGTAGTAGTATTTTGTTCTTTTACTTTAACCTTAGTAAGGTCCAGACCATTCATTAGCAAGAGAGCTAATTTCACTTTAAGTGAATGGTTCTGAGGTCTTCTGAGTTCTAGGATTGCCTTGTCAAACTCTGTAAGAGGTTCGCCAGTAGGCAGTTTGTATTTTTCCTGTGTGAGGAACTCAAAAGCGCTTTTTGCAATTTGATCAGTAACAGGGATTCCTTCGAAATCTTTATCCCTTGCCTTCTCAACCAAAATTTTATTAATGTTCTGTGCAAATTCCTGCTTAACTCTTCTCTCTTCTACATTCTTCCTTTTTGCATCCTCAGCCTTTACCTCAAGATCTTTAGAGTCTTGCTCAACAAGGGCTTTGTGAAACTCGGTAGAATCATCTTCTAGATCTCCATTAACTTTAGTTTTGGCTAATCTTGCCTCAATCTTATCTTCAGGAAATCCTTGTCTTCTCCAATACTCCTTGAAGACTTTCTCCTGTGAGGCCTCTTGGGTCATATCAAGAGAAGCAATATCCTGTAATTTGGTAAATGTCTGTAGATAGGCTCTTGGGTCAACACCATTCACAAAGACTGCATCAAACATCTCTTTGTAATCTTCCCCAAACTTTTCGAGGAAATTCTCAATAGTATCATTGATTTGCCTCTTCTGATTCCTGTCATATAACTTTAAGAATTCTTCTGGAGCTAAGGTAGGATCAATAGTTTCACCTTCGTCAAGTGCAAAAATTCCCATACCAACGAATTCTTCTGCTAAAGCAGCCATTGTGCTCTTAGCATCTTCCTGTTGGTTATTAGTGTTGGTATTTGCCTCATCAGGTTTAACCTTTTTATCATCACCCTCAGTGTCACCACCAAGAACTTCTTCCTCAAGATCAACCTCTATTGTATTCTCATCCTTCTTTTCTTCAGGCTTCTTCGAGTCTGGTTTCTTATTAGGATCAGGTTTAGCAGGAGTTTTGGTTGTAGTCTTATCTGTAGTGGATGAATCAGTATCATTACTAATAACATCGTCTGGATTGGCAGAGGAAGAGGTACCGAAAAATGAATTTAGCACTTCCTTATCCCCAGCATCCACCGTGTCCTCAATACCAAAATCAAGGCTAAGTTTCTCTTTAGCTTCAGCAGGCATATAATGTAGTTATTTATGAGTGGTTTATGGATGTAAAATTAAGGTTACTATTGATACTAGCAAAGGAAAAATAGGTAAAAGCTTGATTTTTATCGCTCTATATGGCATTAATCAAAAATTCTCCTTAACTAAGTCAATTAGAATACTTTTTTATCTAGTGCTATCTCTTCTTCATAAACATCAAGTACTTCTGCTCCGCATGATACTTGATAATTAACTCCTGTCAGGTTCAGATGTATTGTTGTAATCATTCTCAGATATTGATCTGGGTCATGCACGAGGTATACCAATTGGCCTAATTCGTACTTATATGATTGTTTTGCCATATATTACTTCTTGGTTTTCTTTGCTTGAGCAGCTTTTGCAATCTTAGCCTTCTTAAGTTCCATTCTTCCTTTAGCTAAATCCGCTTTAGTTCTCTCCTTCTCAGCCTGAATCTTCTTGTATTCCACTCCCATTTTATCACTATGCTCTTTTTGCTGTTGTAGGAACTTTCTATTCTCAAGATCATGATCTTGTGCATCCTTAGCTTGGTCATTTTGCAAGCTAGTATAAGCAAGAATGTCTGGTTCTCCCTCTGGAGTTGTTGGACCAAATGGATCATTCTTTCCTGCGAGGGCGGTAATAAGAGCAATCTCTCTCTTATTAATCCTATCAAGATCGTTTTGATTATCTTGATTTTCTTGGTCAGATTCATGCTGTTGAGCAGCTTGTTCAAGTTCAGCCTCATGTTGTTTCTGTTGCTGATCAAGCTCTTGCTGTTTCTGTTGCATTGCCTGCTGCTGCATTTGATCATTTTGATCCTTAAGCTTTTTGGCAATCTGTTCCATCTTCCTCATGGAGGTGGTGTTATAGAATTTAATTATCTCATAAGCAGAGGCACCATTTTGTAACATCTCTTGAGATAAACCCCTGATATCCTGTAAGTTACGTAAATCATCTGCTCTATCAGTAACAAATACTTTAAGATCCCTATTCTTAATATCCTTACCATTAACTTGTATAAAAGCATTCTCACCCTCAGAGGATACATACTTAATAGTGGAGAGAGGTTTAGTACTCTCTACATATTGGGCAGCATCTAAGATAGCCTGATAAAGCATATTTAGAACATACGAGTGGGCTGCAAAATAAGGCTCTGTCTGTGCAAATGATTGAGAGAGAGCAGCTTGTGTGCCTGTTGCAGTCTCGGTAGCTGCTACCTCACCTACTCTTTGCTCAGAGACCCCCACTAGCTGCCAGCACTCCTGTTTCATTTGTGTAGCTATCTTAAAGCGAGATTCTATTTCTTGAGTTCTTGTGAGATCTACATTCCTATTCTGATTGAAATTGGAGGGGGCCTTCATATTCTCAGGACTATCATCCACATAAAGGATACCATTTTTACGAGCCTGTTCCTCAAATAGTTCTAATGCATCCTGTCCATCTCCATCCTTAGGAGTAGGAACCTGCCTTATAGAGGTAAGATACACGTTACCTATCTCCTTAGAGAGTAACTGGAAGATTTGATTCATACAGACATTATAAATTGTCTGATAATTCTTCATCAAATCCACTAGGGCACGAGACTCTGTATTCTTGATCTCGTGTACAAGACCTATAAGGGGGCAATAATCTAGAAGGGTAAAAGGTTTTAGTTGGTAAATATCTGGTCCTATCTTAACTCCCTGATACCACTGATTGATAAATCCCCACTCAATTGATATCTCTGTAGGTATGGAACCCTCTACATAATGTTCATCTACTTGGATCACCTGCTCTACCCCTTGTTCATCTAGAAAGGTTAGTTTCCCCATCTTTTTCTTAGAAATCCAGTAAGCCCTCATTACAGCATATTTATTACCATAAGCCGTTACGTTATTAGAGAGGCCTAGAAAGTCTTTAAGTTGGTCATTATTTTCTTTGAGGAAGCTTTCAGCCTTTAGTCTCTCCTGTAATACTAAAGGATCATACACATCATATGTGACTGAGTTTATACCTACATTTCTAGTATTGATTAAGTTGGACTCCCTGACATTTAATAAGTTGAACTGTTTAACACCATTTTTAAGATGATCAATCTCCTCTTTTGTGAGATCAAACTTCTCTATAATTTCGGAGAGTTCCATTACCTCTATAATTCCTCCTGCATAACAACCTTCTCTGGAGGTAGGTTCGGAGGTATATTTCCTATCGGGGACTGTTAAAAACCATACATTTTTTACGTTAGCTACCTCGATATTAAATCCTAATTTAGAGTTATCTTCAAATATATGATAGAACTGTCTTCCACTAATTAACAAGTCTCTAAAGGCATCCTCAGATTTCTCCTTCATATTAAACTCCATCTTCATGGCTTTTAATATATGATTAGACCATTGTTCAGCTAAGGAGGTGTAATCAGTCATATACTCCTCAACCTCATCCATAGTCATTTGATCTAAATCCTTTTCATCTGGAACTTTCTCACCTTGCAATGCAAGCTTTCTTAAAACCTCCTGTTTACCCTGCTGCATAATAAACTGCATGAGCATATCTGTCTTTGCTTCCAATTCTTCAGATTTACTCTCATCATCAAAAGCTCTAACAAAGGTATTATCTGGCCTTTTGGCTAATTCACCAACAAGGGTATTAAGGGGAGGATTGAGAATAGGATAATGGACTATATTTGAGGGAAGGTCAACATTCTGCATTAAGGTATCTGTAAAGCTTTGAACCTCAACAGGATTCTCAAAAAAATCTCCTCTATCAATAATGCCTTTAACCAGTTTGTAGTTTCTGGTAAAGGTCATAACATTCTTATTATACTGAGCGTATGCTACATTTGCAAAATAATCTAACGTGGGCTTTATCCAGTCATCAGTCTTCTTCTCTTCCTCAGAGACAAATTGGTCTGGATATAGGTTAAGATATGCATACCGAATATCGGTATCTTTAGTATGTAAAATGATCATTTATACAAATTTAGTCTTCCTATTTAAGAAGCTTGGGGTCTTTCTATCTATGAAGCTTTGATTCTGTTGTGATTTAGCTCTATCAAAATAAGCTCTTATTCTAATATCTTTCTCTATAGATGAGACAACAAATTGAGGATCAAGATGTCTTGCTAATGCTACTGCTAGAGAAGCTGCTACTTCTCTATCAAAGTTATCCTCTTCATTAAAACGGGCAATTTCCTCACATAACATAACATCAGGTACTCGTGTTATTCCTAACACATCACCTATAACTTCATCTTTATCATTACGACGAACACCTATCTTCTCTTCGAAATAATGTTTAAGAACTGAGTGTAGATAAGTTCTTATTTGGGAAGAGGAACGATGTATCCCCTTCTTACGATTCACCTGTGTATTGGGGACTATCTCCCTTAACCACTCAGGTTGATCCTCCATAAAATGCCCATCTCCCTTATAAATCATATAGTTAATAAATCCCATATCCTCATTCTCACATAATGTTCTAGCGTTATAGAACTTTATTAAGAGACGACTTTGTTCATTCCACGTATCAATATTTTTAGGTCTTGCTGCGTAGGAGGCTACAAACACATCTCTATATCCCTCTCCGAGAATATCATGTATTCTTTTGTAAATGTAAACAGACCCAAGGGATTCTGAGTACTTAGCCTGATCTTGTTTATAAGGGTCAACACCAGCTACATATAATCCAAATGGTGGATTCTCCATTGGAAACTCATATATGATAATAGGAGCATCTTTATCATCCATGGCCTTAGCTGGCCAATTCATTACTGGACCCTTATCTGAGAACTGATGTTTTATCTCCTGCCCATCCTCAAAGAGGACTACGGGGGTACCATTCCTACCCATAGAGAGTAATCTGGCCTTTTGTGCTCTAGCCATCTCACTATTATAGAACGAATTACCTAGAGTTAAGAAGCATTCCTGTGGATTCTTGGGGAAGTACATTACTTCTTTAAGGTAAGCCTGAGGATCGTTAGCCTTTTTCTTCTGTGCTCTTTTCTCATCAGTTATTTTCTCAGCTTTCTCAGCATCAGATGCCTTAAAGGGGATTGTGTAAAGCTCTGAACCTGCGGGGATTATAATTCCCTTCTCTGTAGTTATCCAATCCCCCAGTGTAGTATCCACTTTGGCCTCAAGTCTATTTTTATGCCCAACAAAGAAACCAATTTTCTTAGGTTCCTCCTTCCATTGGAAACCTAGCATATTATGTCCCTCAGGATCTAAGAAAACCTTCTCTGCATCACTACCTTTCTCGAAAGCCCCTCCTGTCCCTACAAGGAGAGGACTACATATCCACCCGAATTCTGAGGTAAAAGCTGGCATTGCTGCCTCAAATGCTCGAAGAAAGAGGAATTTTCCAATTTCGTCAATAATAAACTCTTTGGCTGTGATACCTGCGGCTGCTTCACTATTGATACCATCATCATAGTTCCTTATTAATATATAAGAGAATGGTAATTTCTCACCACTTTTCTTTTTTATCCCTAGTGTAACCTGCCTCTTCCAATTATCCTCTACCCTTTGCCATTGAAAATAAGGGTGTACGGAGGTCAGGCCTCTCTCAAGTTTATCAGTTATAAGCCCTAAATCTTTATCATTACCGGAGGAAACAACATTTTCAGAACCTTGGTAAATAGTTGCTGATCTTGCTATAATAGAAGCCTCTATCTCAGATTTACCAAACCTACGAATACCAATAGCTACTAATCCTTTTTTCTGCTTAATAGCTTCTGCTCTTGCCTCAGCCAAGGCCCACTCATTATCTCTGGGAGTAGGGTGAGTAAACACTCTTTTGGTAGAGTCATCTCTCTCATCTTTATCATTAATATAAATATTCCAATGATTAAGATGCCAATAGAGCCAAGGATCTATAAAGACTCCATTAATGGTTACACCATACTTGATTTTATCCAATTCATATTCAAAGAAATGCTCATACTCCGCAGAATCTGGAGTTGGAGGTCTCTTGACATTTCTAAAAAACTCAGGTGATGTAATTATGCTCATTCATCTTCTCCTTTAACAAGTCTACCCATCATTCCACCCTTTATCTCCTTGCCTCCTCTAGCTTCAACTTTAGCCTCCTCTTGTTCTCTTAACTTATTTACTACCTCTAATAATGAGAGATAATTCTTGAGAGTCTCTTGTAGGAATTTACCTTGTGCCTCTATAGAGGCGATAACCATAGGCATCATCCCCCCACCCTTAGTTTGCTTCCACTCAATTCTATCTTTTAATTGATCTACTGGCCGGTCTAATATATATTGCTTCCAAGTAGCAAGTTGCTCTTCTGCAAAGTCTAATTCAGCAGTTATATAGTTATTCTTTTTAGTCGCCATAATCATCCCCCTCCTCATCAAATTCTGTATACTCATCAATACCTTCTCTAAGATTCTCAATAGATGAAGATTCATCTACAAGTTTTTCAATTTCTTTCTCTGGGGGTAAGTGATTATCATCTAACTCAAATTTGTACTTCTCTAATGCAAATAAAAATTCTTTATCTGACATTCCCCAGTAATTTGGGTAATCAGAGAGTATATTAGAGAGATGTCTACCAATCCCCTGATTGGGATACTCTACCTTTAGTTGTCTCAGTATCTCTATAATCTGAGAGTGCTCAGTAACTTTGCTCATGATTCATTTATTAAGTCTTCCATACTAGTTCCCTCCTTGCCTTGATCAAATCTTTTATTACCCTCAGCAGTAGTAATAGGAGTAACACTGACTACTTTTCTCTCTGTATCAAAACCTAGATCGACAAAAGGACAGCTTAATTTATTGGCCTGAGCCAATAACAGTAGAAGATCTTTAGTTGGTATGTTTCTTATTACTCTTTTCATTTTCTTCCTTTGCTCTATCAAATAGCTTCTGATCCTCTACTTCTGTGACAACAGCCCCCCATTTACCTTGCGGGCACTCACAAGAAAGGCATCTAGTCTTGTAAAAGATACTACACCCACAACTGATACAGTGCTGATCAAAACGGGGAACTGAGGGTTTATAACCTTGTATCTCTGCATTCGGGGAGAAAAAAGGACAAGTATTACATATCTCCTTCCTCTGCTCCGCTGTTTGATCTATCAATTCCTTCAACTCTTTCGCTGGAAAGTGGGTATTCTTTAGAGCCTCTAATATTCCCCGTACATCTATTTTCATAATCTCCTAGCTTTTTCTGATAAAATTCTAAGTCTCTTGTAGCAATTTCCATCCCCCTAGTAACATCCTCACCCCTAGCGGCTTTAGCTTCTAAGCACTCAATTATATATAATTGTTTCTTTATCCGTTTATGTAGTTTGACGGGTGAGATGAAGAGTTTTCCAAAACCAGAGATCTCAACTTCTGTGAACTCCTTTAGAGCTTGATGAATTCCCCTCTTCTCAAAGGAGATAACCTTCTCCACAACAGTTTCATCTATCATCAACTTCACTCCTGTTTTCCTGACAAGGAAATCATGAAGCTTAAGATTCTTAGGCTTTATATCCTCATGGGGGCTAAGCATGATCAATAAGTTTAAAACCAAGAACTATTTCACGAGAAAAGTCTAATTGAATCTTTGGATTAACTTTATATTTACCCCCATTTTTAACCAATAAACCCATCCCCTTTAACTTGGAAATCATGTTATTAACAGTGGCTGGTGATGAGTTATATAACTGGGAGAATTTCTCTTTAGAGGCTCCATAGGAGATTGTACCCTCCACAGCAGTATATGCCAAAAGCTCAATTTCTCTTTGGGTAAGATATAGGTTATTCCATACAGAAAGAAGGGAATAATATTTCTCCGCTTTCTCCAATGGATCCTCAAACTCTTTTTTGAGCGTCTGTACAAGAAAATCACCCATTTAGTTATACTGGTTTGAGAACAAAGGTAGTAAGTATTACAATCCTAACAAAATTGATTATAGCAATCTTTTTGGATTAATGCTATATAGAGCAAAGTTTTTTATTAAAAACAAAAAACTCCCTAGCCTAGGGGCTAGAGAGTTACCTGCAATGGGACGGACTAATTAGATTAATATCTTATAGACTATTCTTATTATTTCTAACCACATATACTGTAATCACCCCTGCAAAATAAGCGAGTACGCCCACAATTACTGTTAACATATAAAATAATTTAGTGAATATAAAGATAAGAACTTTTTACGGAATAGCCAAATCTTTTTAATGTCTGATATAACAAACAAAGTTCGGTATTTTGTACGGAATAACAGACAGTTCGTATATATTACCGAACTACCCGTTGATTACCCATTTCATGACCTTGTAACATATGTAACAAAATACAAATATAATCAATACTCCTTCTAATACACTTATCATAGTAGCGAGTGAAGGATTCGAACCAACGATCTCTAGGTTATGAGCCTAGCGAGATAACCACTTCTCTAACCCGCCATAAAGGCCTCATTTGGGAATCGAATCTAAATAAAAAATAAATTTTGTACATTCACTTTCAATTCATATATTTGAGGAGATAGATGGGGATGATCCATCATCAGGGGCTTAGAAGGCCTCTATTCTTTCCAGTTGAACTATATCTCCCAATGAATAACTGTATAAATTGCAACGAAGAAACTAATAATCCTAAATTTTGTTCTCGTTCTTGCTCTGTAAGTTACAATAATAAACTTAACCCAAGAAGAAAAAAAGAAGGAAATTGTAAAAATTGTGGCAGATCTATACGATCTGCTTGGACATATTGTGAAGATTGCAGAGGTATAAGAACAATTCCTCAAATAGATGATCTCACATTAGAAAAAGCAATTTATATCAAACATCATAGAAGCTCGGCTTTCGCTCTAGTACGAAGTAGAGCTAGATCTATTCTTAAACAATTAGGAATTGTATCTTGTCAAAATTGCGGTTATGATAAACATATAGAAGCCTGTCATATCAGAGCAGTATCTTCATTCTCTCCAGATACAAAATTATCTGAAATAAACCATCCTGATAATTTAAGAGGTTTATGCCCAAACTGTCATTGGGAGTTTGATAATTTAAACTAGTTTCATATCAGCCTCCAACTGTGCCAAGCTTAAGCCTGTTGGTGAGATGTGATGTGGAGAAGAGGTTGAGAACCAATCTGGTGCAAGTATAGCGTATGCCTCATCTACATAAGCATTCCAAAAAGCCCAAGTCATCTTAATCCTCTCACCCCAAGTGATCAGATCTAGAGTAGTTGCGTTATACCCTACTATAATAACATCATGTCCTCCCCAAGAACCGGGGGCAGCATTACCACTAAGGGTGGTATCAGTTACATCCCATAAAGTAGGTTGATCCTGAGCAGTTAATGGGAGAGCCAGTCCAATATTCAATAGGCCGAATAGGTAGGTGGCATTTCTAACCTCACCATGATTGGTAATATCTACTGAGGTATATAAATCAATCTTATGACCATCTACACCTACCGTCTTCCAATAATCCTGAACATCTGTAATAATGCAACCATTATCATTAGCATCAGTTGTAGCATTAAAACCTGCACATGAGCACTCCTTAGCAGTTACGGCAGTATATACCGCAAGTACAGAAGTTTCTGAAGGTGTAATGAGGGAGTACTCACTAGTCCAAGCCATAATCCCATGTCCAGCAGCAGCACAGGTACAATCACCATAAGTATCATTACCCATCATAGTCCAATCTGTGAGGGAGGTATACCTCTCTAGTTCAGCAGGAATAGGAGGTAATGACTTATAATTCAAATACTTAGATAGTTTTAAGGTAGGTGCTTTTGATACAGCCTTCCTACCTAATTTCTTATGTTTCCAATAACCTTTTACGCTGAAAGTACTTGCCATAATTATTTATTTATTCTTTTTAAAAGATCTCTAATATTCTCTATGGAGGGGAGATGTCCTCGCTTTACAGCAGTCTCATAGTCAGGATACTCATCCTTACTCTCAACCTTGTACTTATAATAGTACTGACTCTCCTCAAGTATCTCCTGCATACGGGAGGGCCATCTAACCGCCCTATTATAACGCTTTGCTAGTGACCAATTTATAGATCCAGAATCTTGGCCCACCCATCTCCTAGTATCATAGCTATCACCTATAGTGGGATGCCAAAGATGATATATATTCTCCTCAACTGTTTTATGTTTCCCATATAGAGTATCCAGCATTCTGAGTAGAGCAACATCCTCTCCACCCCATCCTTTAAATCTCTCGTCAAAGTTACCTATAAGATCATAGGCCTCCCTAGGGAACATCATACACATAGCACCATACCTATGTCCATATCTTGCTTTAGCACCACCCTCCTCAGCCAAAATCCAGTTATCTAATGGGGTTAGTCTTAGGGGATTACGAGGATTAGAGGCTACTACAGCTTTAGTTATACCCTCTTTTAGCCTATACAGATTTCTATAAGGTACATACCACAAAGGGTATCCCTCCTTAAGTGATTGCAATATTGAATTAGCACACTCCCTAAGTATATATCCATTCAGGTAGGCATCTGCATCCAGTATAACAAATATATCTCCCCTAGCTCTTGAGGCTGCATCGTTAAGTGCCTCTCCTTTACAAAAGATCTTGGAGGAGGATTTACCTACAACTACCTCAGCCTCAGGTAACTCATACCTCCAATACTGAAGAAGCCACTTGAAGTTCTTCTTTCTAAGTGGGTCCTTCGAGGAGAAGGGTATCAATAAGGAAATAACAGGTCTCTTCTTAAAAAACATTCTATATAGTCTTTTTAAAAATTCCCTTGATCTCCTGCATAACATCATAAAGTTCATGTTGCCGTTCTGTGATTTTATTTCTTTCAGGTTCCTGTGTAAGCCCTGTCTTAAATTTCATACCTATAGAGAGGGAATAGTCTTCCCATTTAAATGTTCCCCCCTCAAAAGGATTACTTATCATATCGGGAGCCAATTCAATCCTCCTAGGGATATAAAAAGCATCTGCTAATATGATACCATGTAGGGATGAGGAGACAATCTTTTTACACTGAGCAATCTCAGTAATCACCTTCAGTGGGTCTTGAGTTACATCTATAATCTTAGGATCATATTTAGTAAAGCGTTCATCTTTAGCAAGTTGTGTATCACTCCAATGTGGTACTACTCCCAACTCATATATCCTATCTTGAGGAGGCACAAGTTCATCAGCTAATAACCCCGGATCACCTAGTACTATATAGCCCTTTTTACTTTTAATAGAGTGTAATGTCAATGGCCCCCTTACTGCTAATATATTAGCTTTAGGAAACCAATAATGAAGTGGTTGTAAAGCACCACACCCAGCAATTACCCCTTTATAGTCAGATGATAAATGATGCAGGATAGAACCCACCATAACTAATTCAGCATCCTGTGGAGTAGAGAGGGTGGAGGGCAAGCCCGTAAACCTCTTTAATAGAAGAGGGGTTAGGAGATCTCCAAAATTAGGTTTTTTAGTCCAATAGTACGTCCTCATTTTAATCCTTTGCAAGTGGTTTGATCTCCGGCGATCCATGTTGTAAATATGCTGAGTAGGGTTCCTTATTGAGTGAGGGCCTACCAGCAGTGAAATTCTTTGATGCTCTAAGTTTAGAGGAGGGTATAACCCAAATCTCTCCTGTTTTCTCCAATGCTACTACAAAATACATAAAATCCTCAATACCATAGTCTAAGGCTATAAAAGCATAGCACTCCTCTTGGTGATCAACTGACCAGAGAGGTAGGGGTGGGGATAGTTGTAATATCATCTTCTTGTTCTATTTTGTCACCATCAATTCTTATATAAAAGGAAACCCAAATCTCAACCAGTACAAGCCCTAAGATAAAAGTATTTCGTAGGAACTGTTTACCCTCGGAAGTTGTTAGGTGAAAACCCTTAAAAGAGACACCAAAATTATAATAGGGGTACTTTAGGGATAAAATATTATATCCCCAATAAAAGAAATGGGAAGTAAATAGACCATATCCTAATCCTATGGATACCAATAGTATAATTAATGTAATTATCATGCTCACAAAGATATGCTACATTCTCATAACCACCAAATTAAAATATCATTAATCTTGGGATAAAATATTGTGTTTAAGAAAACCCCACGAGTATCTCTATACTTAGGGGTTTATTTTTTACTGAGTTGTGCTTGTTGTAGTTGTGCTACTGGTAGTAGGTACCTTAAACCTGACAGGACCCTTAGAGCCTACAACATCAAAGAACAAACCTAAATCTCCATCATCTGAGTAAGGAGTAAAGGTAGGGGCAGCATTTTTTATCTTTGTCATAAGGTCCGTATACATAGGATCATCCTGAGGAAGCTTATGTACTAACCCATCGGGGTATATCATTACTATAAAGTTCATATTATATTCTTTATTAATCTCTTAAATCAGCAGGTAAGGGTATAGCACTACCCTGATTCCTAATAAACTCAAGTCTTTTACTCACCTTAACAATCCTATTAACTAAGGCAATTTTACCCTTATCAGGTAACTGCCTAATGAACTCCATTGTCAGGGAGAAATCTTCTGAGTACCCAAGATAGTCTACATTTATGTTTATTGCATGATCCATAATTACAAAGGTAGGTTATTTTGGGTTTGGAAAATAATTTTTTTTCTCCAGAAAAAGTTTTCATTTTTATGGGAGGTAAGTATACACCATCCCAAAACCCCCTAGGTATTATAGCGGTAGGTGGGTACCCCCGGGTAGCTGCCTGCCTGATTAGTAATTTCTTAAACATTTAAACTTTTAATCATGTTAATCAAAATCGCAAATGTTGCCAAAAGTGGCAGCGACAGGACTTATGCCAATGACATCACAGGCAGAGTATTCTTTCCAAGGACTAAGACCATGGAGCTTGTAGCAGGCCAGTATGCCTATGCCATCAAGACTACACAGACAATGACCACTGACGAAGATGGCAATCTGGTTAAACTGGAGACACCTCGCGAAATCTGGCAGATCACTGCTACCTTTCCTGACAAAGTGAGTGCTATCGAGGCTGCTGCTGAGGTTGGTACTCTCGAAGCAGAGGTTGCTGCCGAAGTGCAGAAGGTCGCTAAGACTCTCAATCTCTCTGAGGCTGCTGTTGCCAAACTGGCGGGTGCTGCCTTCTAATGTAAATGGCTGATTAATAGGGACTGGCTGTAATGGCTGGTCCCTATTATAACAGTATATAGGTTCTCCCTTGTACTACATTTTTCAGTAATGTACTACATTATTCACACTATGGGTAGGTTGAGTGTTACTATATATAATGGTATAAAACTTTAGCAACCCTCTTTACTCAATTACCTACAGTAACACAAACAACAAAACCTTTGACACTAAGGTAGTGAAAAAGGTGGGACAAATGAGGCAACTTTCAGTGAATCAATTACTTAGGGGTATAGTAGCCAGTGAGTCCGTAGCCTATAACTTATCTATGTGTCCTAATGAAATGTTAAACTGAAATGCAAATGTATGCAGTATTACTGACATAACCAAATATATTCCCCTTTATTTACTACATTTCTTACTCATTTATATCCATTTGTTGACAATTGTCAATGTTTTACTCCATTATATATTGTATTACACTGAAGACTTACGTGTTTAGACTACTCAAGTCTATAAATGGTGTAATATCACCCATATCTAACAGTGTTAGGATAAAATAACAGTGTTATAAACAGTAACGGTATTAGCTCTATATGGCATTAACAACTAATTAAACTCTAAATCTATGTATACTATTACCTGTGATTTTAAGCACTTTATTACTCTTGATAACAAAGAAGAAGCTAAAAGACTAGCTGATTCTATTAAGGGTGCTGTTTATCTTTTTCCCTATGATGAAGCTCTTATGATATACTCATATAGAGATTCGTTATAAACTATTCATTATCATTGACTTAACTCTAAATATCTGAAAATGAAAGACTTACAACAAATCTATTTTGAGGAGGCTAAACCTATTGTGACTTACTGGTGCAATTGTATAGTTGCATGTCAAAATACCGGTCATATTATGTTCTCTTCTAATAGGAATACTAATGAGCATAAAGAGTGTACGCTTGCTATAAATAATACTCCATGCCAGATTAAGCTGAGGCTTAAACTCGTATTGCGTAAGCTGGTTAAGCTGGTTAAGCTGGTCGCCAGCTATTACTTGGCTATCGAGTAGCTCATTGTTATATTAATACTATTTTATTAACATTAAAACTCTAAATTATGACTACCGCACAAATCGCATATTTGGTTAGAATGTATAAACATTCCAAGAATATGAAGGAAAGGAATGAGTTATTGGCCGTATTCCCTGAAATATTTGGCCATTTATACAACCTTACCACTAAGATGAGACTTAATGATCTCTCTTATATTAAGTGTATATATGGCCCTGAGTATAAACATGCTAAAGATTGTGACCTTTGGTATAAATCATTTGATGTTGATCTAGTGAATGGTAAAGCTCAGTTTAATTATGAAGGTAGGAGATTTGAGACTTTTATTATATTATTTGAACCAAATGCTATTGGTTGAGGTTAGGGTTCGGATTGGAGAGTGGTATCTAATGTATATCACTCTCATTTTCAACTAATTAACAATTCATAAATTGTAAATCATGTACTTAATATTAACCAAATATGGTGAGGTGAATGAGGATAATGAGTGGCGCTTCTTTGAGTATTTAATGAAGTGGTCAACATTTATGCAACCCAATTCTTTATTTAATTGATAATCATTAATTTATATTAACATGAAACTCTCAGAACAACAAGTTAGGCTTCTTAATAAAGCCTTAGCCCTTGGTATTATTGATAAGATACAGTACAGTGATGGTCTTTTACTAATTGGGTGTACTATAGATAAGGATAATGCAATTGCTTTTGGGCTAGATAGTAATCCGAGGAGGGGTATAAAGGATACAGCGGTTGTCACTACCAAAAATAGAGTAGAGAAACCATTGCAAGAGGCTGATTCTCAGTATGTTATTGATAATCTTGAGACTATCTATAACACAATGACTCTCTAATCATTTAATTATTAACCATTAAATCTTATTACTATGTATTTAATACTCTCAAATCAGGGTGAGCTATACTTAGTAATTAAGAATAGCGAGACAAGTGTTCAAATGGTATTTATCAAAACTCTAAATCATTGATTATGAAGATTATACTATACGTGCTATTTATCATGCTACTTCTGGTCTTAATACTTCTATTTTAACTCTAAATTATTAACTATGAAGAAGATATATGTAGCTCGCTCAAGAGATCCTATTGATAGAAGATTTGGTAATGATATTTACCAATATTATGTTAAATGGGAGGGTGCAACCTCAAACGCTTATACCTACAGTATGACTGAAGAGGGTTATTATAAACTCTTCTCTTATATTACAAGTGCTGAGATTGATTTTAAAATATTATAAACCAGTTAAAAATCAATGTATTATGAAATACGATATCGACCACTATATTAAGAAGTTTGAAGATATACCTGATGATAAGTGGTGTATGTACCAGTTTATCTGTAGGGATGATCAGGGATCTTCAGTTAGGTATTGTGCTTATGGGCAATGTGGAGCTAAGAATGAAATAGATGATTCAGTAGAAGCTTCTGCTCTATACAGTTTAACAGTGAATTATTTCCCCAGGATAGATGTCGTAAATGATAATCTAAGTCCACTGTACACACAGGATACTCCTAAACTAAGGATATTGGCCTACCTTAATGATATAAAGCAAGGCAAACTAAACAAATTGTAGTAAATATATTAAATAACTCTAAATCAACCATCTATGTACACATTTCCCAACAATCCAGCAAATTATATAAGGCTATTAGTCATTACAGCAGACAATAGCCTTACTATAGATCAGGAGAATGACCTTTATGAGAGGGCTGAATAAAACTATTTATGGAAGATTTTAGCAAATGGCCTACAGCAAAGATATTACAAGATATCCGGGATAAACGTGCTGAATTAAAAAAGGCAGGTGATACAAGAAAAGAAATTCATAAACTGAAATCCATTTTGATCAGTAGAGGTATAACCAATGAGTAATATTAAGGGATTTGCATTTGATAAGACAAAATGTAAGGTCTATGATGTTGAAACTAAGAGAGTTATAGGAGTATTTGAGACTATTACTGGTTGTGCCAAAGCTTTAGGTCTTACTACCTCAAGAGTCCAAGAGACTATGAAGAGGAAAGGTAAGAATAGAACTAACAATCTAGGTAAAACTATAACTATTAGGAGTGCATCATAGACCTTTATAAATCAATTTATTATGAAAGAGTTCGATCATATTTCCACTAATGAGATACAGCAAGATATAGCTGATACTCAAGCTGAAATAGATGAGAAAAATGCACTTTTAGCTGTTTATAGGAGAAATCCTCCTCAATACAAAAAAGAAATAATATTTGCTGAAAGTGGGATATCACAACGGCAGGTATTTATTGACAAACTTAAGGCCATTCTTACCTATAGGGGCATTAATTAACACCACATTATATAGCATTAACACCAAAAATCATTAAACATGTCATTCTCAAACAAACAAAGGGAGGCATTAATCTCTAAGCATGGACAACCTAATTTGATATTAGAGTTTGATGTTTGGGGTAAAGATGATGTCTCAATGTGGACTCATTTTGATCACTCTGAGGACTATCTAAAGGTAAAAGAGAGATTAATAGCTGTTAGAGACCATCTTGATAGATTCTTAAAAGATGAGAAAATGTGCCCTTTTTACAAACCATCAAATCATTAATCATTTTAATAACCACTTAAACTTCTAATTTTATGCTAGGAAATATTGCTTTTGGTATAGTAGCTCTATTATGGGCTATTGCACTCTATAAACTCATGGAAGCTGATATAAAGCTCTTTGAGGAATAATTAACCATTTAAAATATCATTTATGTCACAAACATATGATATTGAAGACAAATTCACTATTGAGGAGATAAGGAAGTATTTGCTGTCACAGAACTCAAGGGGTGATATAATATATAATCTCTCAGCAGAGAACATAAGGGGGGCTAATACCATTGACCCTTTGGATGATCCTGATTATGATGAGGAACATGATAATTAATCAACAATTTAAAAACTCTATTTATGAAATCATTTCTTGCAGTGGTAGGAGGAATATTTCTCATTCCCATTCTTATAATATTGGGAGCATTTATACAGGGTTTTGTGCTTTACAAAGCCTGTTTATGGTACTTTCCTATTATAGGTCTCCATTTCAATCTTTCCTTTTATGGTTCAGTTGCTGTAATGCTAATTGTGGGAATATTTAGGCCTCTCCGCATGAAGAACGAGCAACAGAAAAAAGGAGAGGTCTGGTATGAATTGGCAGGGGCATTAATTGGACCATGGATTACCCTATTAGTCCTTTGGGGCTTTACTTTCATATTATAAAAATCATATTTATGTTACCTACATTCGTTTTTGCATTTGCTCTAGTTTTTACATGGCTATATCTTATTAGCTTTATCGAAGATTCTCTCGAAGGAGGGGTTAAAAAAAACAATCTTAATGTGATAACCTTCTTTATTGCGATACTCCTATGGTCATGTTTATATTATTTATCACATTAAAAACATTTATTATGTACACAGTCGATTATTTTATCGCAAAGTTTCAGGCAATACCTGAGGAAAATTGGTACGAGGGTAACTATAACAATACAGAGAGAACAGCATTCTGTGCATTGGGGCATTGTGGGAGTGGATCCAGCCGTACTGGTCTTTTAGAAGTTACTAAAGAGGCAGTTGCACTCCAAAGAATAATAAGGACATACCTTGAATCAGAGGTTACTAGTATAAATGATGGGTTATCTAATTCCTATAACCAAGAAACTCCTAAACAAAGAGTATTAGCTGCATTGATGGATATTAGAAGCTTGGTGTCTTTCTATCAAAGAAGATTATCGGTTGAGATTAGCGATCCCCCTATTACAGCGGAAGAATTAATATCCTCATTACCAGCTATTGAGGAATTACAGTTTGCATAACTCTTTGATACTTAAGTTATATCTCAAAGGAGTAGCGTATGGATTAGACCATGTACAAGCAGTATAGACGTATACTGATTCAAGGGGTTATGAACCTTGTATAACTTGGGTATCATTAACTTACTAAAGAAGCAGCGGCTTGCTAGTTTTCCAGTGGTGAGAGGTACAGCTACCCTAAGAGTAAAACACAAAGAACTAGCTTTATTTAATTCTTTAAATCAATTATCTATGATTTCCACTGATCAAGATGTTATTATGCTTAAACTGGATACAGCAAAAACAGAACGTTTAAACAAGTTATCTATGAACAACTACGAAAAGATATGCAATAATGAATGTCCTGAAGATGGTGGTCGACTGCATGATATCAGTACTCTGAACAAGGAGAAAAAGCAATGTGAGAGTTGTCATACAGTCTATTATCGTCCTGATGATATGGGGCCGGGAAGCTGGGTAAATCAGGGTCAGCAAATTCAACAGTTTCATACTGATAAAAGACTTTAACTTTTAAATTTATTACTATGGATAAGATAGACTTAGATGCTATAGCAATGAAGTTTATTGAGGCAAGACCTCATCATAGTAAGCTCATGATTGTAATGTTGTTTCTTCATAAATAAACTCATTGGAGTACTATTTGCAGGGTTCCAATAAGATCTAGCCTTGATTTTTAATATGCCTGTATACCGAAGTACAAGGAAAAAAGCTGCTGTAAGGGCGAAAGTTCAGGATCATAGGGGTTTGGGCCTATGGCAAAACAGCAATATATAGGTAGCTGCAAATATCTGATTAGCCAGATAAACTGAGGAGGGACATGCTCAGTAATAAGCCATAAGACAACCGAGCTAATTGTAGGTTGTATTTTTATGGGCTTATAGCTCAATTGGTTAGAGCACCAAGCTTATACCTTGGGGGTTTCAAGTTCAAGTCTTGATGAGCCTACTTAATTCTTAAATTTAAACTAATGAAAAAGGAGTTTGGACTAGTTCCCCTTAGGAATTTTGGTATACTAGATGAGGGGAGAAATATATACCGTAGTGCTCAACCTCTCTATAGGTATGAATATAAGTGGTTACATAACGTATTGGGAATCAAGGTAATATTTGATCTTAGACCTGAGAATATTGATATAAGATCAGTAAAAGGTATAGGGATAAAGATAAAACAGTTCAGAGTCAAGGATCATGAAATTCCTACTGTGATACAGGCTAACAGGTTCATTGCAGATGTAACAAAGCTTAGAGAACCTGCTCTTATACACTGTACTCATGGGCATGGTAGAACTTCTACATTCTCTGTATTGGCTAGAGTAGCTCTTGGATGGTCAGTCAAAGATGCTATTAAAGAGGAGAAAGAGAGGTTTCACTATGAGTTTAAACATGAATTGCAGGAGGAATTCTTGCTAAAAAACTATTAAATACACCATTTTATGTTATTTACTATGGCATTCATTCTACTGTTAGTATTTATAATCCTAGCAGTAATAATACAACCGAATACACACAATAATGGAAGAGATTAAATCTTGGTTAAAAATGAGGATTAATAAGCTCCAAGAGGAGTGGAATCAGCTAATGCTTGAGGAGCCTAAAGATCTCCATAAGCTTATAAGAAAAGGGAGCCAAAAAACTGCCTATAATACCACCCTTGAATATATAAACCAACATGAAGATGGAAAAGAGAATTGAAGAGGGACCACCTTTATACATGGAATCACTTTTAGATTCTGATGCCTACTCTGCGATGAGTAGGTTATATCGCAATACTTATAAGAACACTAGCCCTCGTCATCTATTTGACTTTAAGGAGGGAGAATTTAAATGCAGATATAGAATGGGCTTCCCCTTATTACCAGAAGAGATCATATCCATCAATAACAATCTTGATTATATAAAACAACACGCAGGTATTAAATAATTTATAAACACTTAAATCAAATAAAATGAAAATGTTACCAACACAAGTTATCGATGTCCCTATAGAGGGTTTATTTGCACTATTAGGTAAGAAAGTTCTTATTTTTTGCTTTAATTACTTTTACTATGGTGAATTAGTAGGAGTAAATGAAAGTTGTATTAAATTAAAGGATGTATATCAAGTCTTTGAAACAGGAGCTTTTAGTGATAGTAAATTTAAAGATGCTCAAAAACTTGCCTCTGAATGGTATATACAAAATTCAGCAATTGAATCTTTCGGTGAATCTTTTAAATCAACTTTATGATTACCTCACATCAGAATAAATTATACAGGAGTAGAAGTGGGAGTGGGAGTGGGAGTGGGAGTGGGAGTGGGAGTTGGAGTAGAAGTAGAAGTGGGAGTAGAAGTGGGAGTAGAAGTGGGAGTTGGAGTAGAAGTGGGAGTGGGAGTGGGAGTTGGGGTTGGAGTGGGAGTTGGAGTAGAAGTGGGAGTGTGTAATTTTAAACTCTAAATAACAAAAATCTATGCAACATTTATTGACAGAGCAAGAGCTTGCTCAAATAAGAGGCTCTAGTCCTAATTTCGAGAAATTAATAACTCTAATGGAGGGTATAAGTACCCAACCGTTTGCAGATGCTACCAAATTACAATTCTTCAGGGATCTTAGTAAAGATCTGATGGAGGCTACCCCTGAAACTACTGAATCTAAACTCAGTGTATGGGAGATGCTAATATTCCCTCAATTAAAGTAATTGTAGCGTTTGTAATTTAGAGTTAAGTTGGGCCTCTTGTTTCTACAAGGGGCCATTTTATTTATTATTAATGTTAAAATTAACAATTTTATGGAAGAATTAGCCCAACAAATGATCGAGATAGCTATAACAATGAGTAGTTTAGATCAGTTAATTAGCAAGATATCAGCCAGTATCATTAACCTTGCTACAAAGGTTGAGGGATTGGAAAAAAGAATATCCGATCTTGAGAAAGATAAAACCAAAGGTATATGATTCATGATACAACTTCATTTACTCCTAACGATGATGATAGGGATAGAAAAGTCACTACAATTATCTTTCTGTTTTTTATTATCATAATTGGAATATTAACTCTATTAAATACGTTATACGAATGAAAAAATACTTTGTCTCATTCACATACAAAAAAGAGATCACTACAGGTGGGGGCACAGAGATGAGCCCATTATTACTCACTTTTGAAATAGTAGAACTTCAACCCACCTCTAGTACATGTGGAGAGATTCTTCCCAATCTTGGCCCCTCAAATAACAAGGAGGGAGTATTACTAGCACTGGGAAAACTAGGTTATTTATATGAGGTAAATATCCTCCTTATGAATCCACTCTAATTTATCAACTTTTAAATCGTTGTTTATGAAACTATTAGGTATATTATTAGTAATACTAGTGGCAGTTTTTGGATTTGGTGTTATTTATACCATTGGCTATTATAATGGTCATAGGGATGAAGAGCGACTTTTATTACCTGCCTCAAATGATAATGGTGATATACAAGAGGCTTTAAGTGACACAAGTACTAGCAGTGTACATCACCATTCTCCTAATTGCCCTACTAAATATAGTTATATAGATTGGCCTGATGATCATGACATTGATAGTGTAGGAGACAGGGGGAATCCTAGTGAGCTATTAGTATGGAGTAGAAATGATACTTTATTTCTACAAATTAAGGATAGATAATATCTAAGTTAATTCTCTATTTATTCATCATAAAAACGAAAACAATGCACAAGAATGTAAAACATGCAGAGAGACCCGCAGCACACAACAGAGCAAAAGAAGTTCGTAATCCTGAGACTCTGGAGGGCGAAGTAGCTTCATTTGATCCCACAAAATCTGATAGTGATAATCCCGTAGCAAAGGATGCAGAGGAAGAGTGCCTTGACCTCAAAGAAGAACTCCTTGAGGAGGAGTTAGAGGGTGCAGAATAGTAGCTATCTGATAATTATTAATGGTCTCAGCCCATTATATTCACCTATAGTGGGCTGATTTTTTAACACTCTATCATGGAAGATAATTATGTAGTTTGTATTTCAAATAGGAAACCTTATGAAGATCTCATTATAGGTAACAGATATCATGTTGAGGAAAGCTTTAATTTTGATATTAACGATAAAGGACCTGAAAATGTTGAATCTGTTAAAGCTATGTTAAAAGCATATCCCAATCCTTACTTTTATTTGGAGGAATTTCATGAAACATGTTCATGTTGTGGGGATAGAATATATTTTCCCCATGGATTATTTAAAACAAAACAACAAGTAGAAGATGACAATTTGGAAAAGAGGGCACCTATCACAGGGTCCCAAAGCTAAAGCTAGAAGACAAGGGGCATTGATGAGATTACAGGAGCAAACAAAAGATTTTGACAAAATTGTAAATAATAGTTATCTCAAGCAAAGACCAAGTTTCCCTCTTTATTCAGAACATGACAAAAAACGTATTACTAAGGAGATAGCAATCCTTAAAGAAAGAGTTTAGGACGTGTTATACTTACGATTTGAGTGATGTAGTGCCATTTCTATGGCACTTTTTTTAACTTTTAAAATAACTAATAATGAAACAGAAATTATCAGCTAAAAATAAAGCTTTTTGGAGGCTTAGTAAATCTGAGAAAAGGGTAGCTATTGCAAAAGATATTATCAAACAAATCTCCAAAGGTAAAATAAAACCTAAAGAGGGTCTTTATATACATATAAAAAATAAAAAAAAGATCAATAATGAGGATATACCTCTTGATAGTGTTTTTTCAAATAACACATGTCAGGCGTGTGCTCTAGGCTCTTGCTTTATAAGTCTAGTCAATTTGGGTGATAATTTAAGATTATCTGATATAGAGGGGTCTGAGAGTGCGTTTTATAGAAGCTGGAGTATTGAGGCATTACAAGATGATTACAACTGGAGAAAATACCTAAGAAGAGCGTTTACTCCACGCCAGTTAAGTCTTATAGAGAGTGCTTTTGAAAAGAGAGGTATAACAGATGAAAAAGATACTCTTACCTTTTGGAATGTCAATGATGTTACGAGTAAAGCCAAAGAATTTGGAAGAACTTATAAAAAAGATAATGAGAGATTAATAGGTATCTGCAAAAATATTATCGCTAATAAAGGAACATTTAAACCTTAGTATATGAAATCTTACACTATTGACCAGATAAATAAGTGGATTCACGAACTCTATATAGGAAAAAACAAATACTATACCTATCAGATTATTCAAGATCTTAGTGAGGAGAGTCTTGATGCAGCTAATGGAATTACTGATGTTCTCAATGCTCATACTGAGAGTGAGAATAAGTTTGTAGATGCTAATGAAGAGATGGATCAAGCATTAGATCAAATGTCAAAAATCAAATACTAATGGAACCATTTACCTATTCTTATAATACTACAGGGAAAAAATTAAAAGTAGATAGTGTGATAGAGGTATTCAAACAAATAGAGGGGGGAGGGACACTGCATGTTTATCTCGATGATGGAAACCTATATACAGCCTTTATCTATAGTTGTACAGAACCTACACAATATATCTTTAGAGTTAAATCCTTGAAGAATGTGGGATAAAGATCCAATAGTATTACAGTTAGTTGAGTATATGATAGGTAGAGGATGTACGGGAACTATACAGCCTCCTAGTAAAGGTCCATTTGGTAATAATGAGATGGGCTACCTTATACTTACCTATAGTGATACTACTCATAGAGTAGAGGGAGAGGATATATATAATGCCCTTCATGCAGCCTATAGAGTTGAGTGGGAAATAGAGAGTATTAGGAGGAGATTTGAGAGATATCTTATTGATTTATACAACAAAAGACAAAAGGTATTTTATGATGCTACAAGAAACTAATGTAAGAAACTGTCTTAATTGTCCATTATATGATTCGTATGAGGAATTTTGTCAGCATCCAGCAGCACCACCCCTATGGATAGGTAGCTATGAGAGGGATACACAACCCAGTTAGTGCCCTTTATTAGAATGCGCTTTAATCATTAAATTAAACAAAGATGGAACAGATTTGGATCCTTTTGTCGCAATCCCAAGAGCACCAGAGTCCCACTAGCTCACTAGAGATAGTATATTGGGAGGAACCTACCCTTGAGGATATTAAATCTCAGTTCCATATCTCCTTAAATGACAACTACTTAGATGATAAATTGTCCTCTATTATAAAAGGGGAGAAAACCAAGCTCTATGGAACTGAATTTTGGGTACAAAAATTTACACGCGCTAAAAATTAAATCATGAAACAAGCAATCATTTGGATCTTTAGTACTTTTATCTCTATGGGTGGATTTGCACAAATTAAGGACACACTGGGTCCTTGGGTAATACATCAAAAAGATACAGATTCAGTAGCTGGGTGGAATGCCGTTACACCATTTATGCAATGTACTCTTACAAATATTGATAGCATTGAGAGAGGACTAATTATTCTTGACTCTTTAGCATATCTTGATAGCGATGAAAATAGATTAGTAGTTGAATCTAATTTATGGGATTCGATGAGTACAGTTTGCAAGGGTAGGGCAGACAGTGCCTCTGATTCAAGTATAAAGACTAAACATCTATTAGAGGCCGTTAAATATGAGAAAATAGCTATACAGCTTGTGATGGGTGCTATTAAAGAGAGAAAAAGGGAGGAAGAACTAATCAATGAAGTTTGTAGGCTCTTTAGTCTTAAAGGAGATCTGTTAGACAAATTATATTTACCTAAAAATCAATATCTATGGACCCCACCCAAATACCAATAAGAGTAGTGCTTATATTAGCTCTTATCTTATGCCTTTGTTTAGCAGGATACTGTATAAAACATCGTAATAGTTAAAACCCACCTAAAATGCCCACCAAGAAGAGAAAGTCCACCAAAAAAGGTTTTGAAGAGTTATTGCAAGAATTTGATCTTATTAATCCTTATGCTCCAGATTTACCAAGGGGAGGAGCAATTGATAAGGATTTTGAGCCTACAGACCCCGGATGGATGTACCCTGATAGTGATAGAGGACCCAGATATCCTATTATTCAACCCCCTCAGGGCACTTAATATTATTGACAACTAAAACAAGTATCATGTTTCTAAAAATCACCCGTTTGGGGAAGGTAGATATTGAGCATACTTCTGACACCCAATGTTGGGATAGAGGATGGAAGAAGTATAAATACTCTGCATCTATAGTATGCTTGGAGAGTAATATGGACAAAGATGGCTTTATCCTTGATAATAAAGAGATAAAAGCTGTTGTTACTGATGCTCTCCAAAACCATGTTGGTTCCTGTGAAATAATGTGCCAAGTAGCAGCAAAAGCCCTCCTCCAAGCAGCAGAGAATCATGGTACAGGAGTGTTTGAACTTCACCTGAAACTTGAACCTGCTGAGTGTGATCCTGAGGATCATACTATTATGGAGTACTCATTAACTGGAAAGTTTTAAAATATTAATTTATGTCATCAATTAAGGTAACTATAACACCTGAGGATTTTAGGGATGCTAATCATGGATATTATGGTTCTGAGCAATGTCCTCTATATCAGGCTCTTAAAAGGAAGGGATATCGTTCCGAGGTTGGGAGTACTTTTCTCTTTATTTGGGATGAGGGGGGTCAGAAATATAAAATTCCCTATAGATGGGGGGAAGTTGGTCCAAATCTAAAGCCTTGGAAAAAATCGTATAGTATAGAGGATATTAATAGAATATCAGAAGAAGCAAAAGTAAGCCTCATTGGTATACCTATAGTAAAGCTAAAACTCAAAAGAATTAACGAAAACTGTTAAGATTATAGCTCTCTTATGGGTGGGTGCCTTTCAGGAGCTTGTTAGGTGTTAGGGGGGAAAGTAGGTAAAACTACTACCCCCATTTTTATTTTTAACGTATAAAGTAACAAAATGATAAATCTCACATTAAATAAAGGACAATCAAATATGTATTTAACTCTCGGATTATCTGATGAAAGATATACAGAACTTACTGATAAGATTGCTGAAGCAGCAGCCGCTTTTGTTAATAATGCAAAGAAAGGGGATAAACTTAACAGTGGAGATATATTAATAGAATTTATAAAAAAGGCTTCCCCCGAAACACCTGAAGAATTGTGTTTTATTAGCTATGTCATATCAACAGTAGTCATAAGTGCTATACAGCTAGCCAAGGCAAAGGTAAATTACACCTCAGATGCTTTTAGAGATATATTTGGACTGTAAAATTCATAATTATGATTTATGTTAATGTATATTACAAAGATCAGGACACTATTGAGAGAGTAGAGGTTAGCTATCCTGATGAGAGGGATTTCATGAGTGGGCTAATAAATGAGGTTATCACTCCACCAAATGAGGATAAGATCACTGTGGATAAGGGTGTATATGACCCACTGAAGGGCTTTTACCAATACACCTTACAAATTACAGGAGTAAATGAGCAAGGGAAAGCTATAAAAAAGACTATCCCTATGACTACTTGTATTATAACTGAATATCTTTAATATGCATACAAAAGCGACAAGAGAACAGCTAGATGAATTAGAGGTGGGGGATATAGTCGAGAGATTCCTAGCAGGAATTGTAGGAATAAAGTGCATTGTGATTAGAAGAGACGATAAGATTATTACTGTATCAGTCCCTAGGTCAAAAGAAGAGGTTTTAAAAGAGATAAGGCAAACCCTCCAAGCCTTGGGTCTTCTTAATGTTCCTGAATTTTCACAAATGCCAGAGTGGGATTTTAATGCGGAAACAGGATTGGAGATAGACGAAGATCTTAAGTGGGATGGAGTAACCTATTCAGGATCTTACCTATATATACCATCAAAAAAATGATTTCGTGCAATCAACAAAGTTTTATTTGACGCTAACATTTCTTATTAGCCTTTTATTTTTATTTGAGTGTAAAAGATCTCAACATAGTAAGTACATAATAGTTTCTCAAACGGTACTTAATGTTAAATATGGAGATACAGTTGCTACAGGTTGGATAGATGATACCTTCAATATCTATAACCCAAAAGAGGATACTTTAATAGAAAAGAAAGCTCTTCAGGATCGAGGATACCTTATTAATAACAATAAAAACAATAAAAACAGCTATCTTATCCCTATAATGAACGGTGAAGGATTTATCCTTGACTTTAGTAAAAGTAATACATTACACTAAAAACCAACTATATGCACTCTACATTGCTTAGAAGAAAGAATCTGGGTTTAATCATTGCAAATGGGGATCAAAACTCAGATTTGCCTACTATGTTAGGAATACTCCCTCATAGAAGGAGAAAATTAGAAGAGGCTGTCAATTTGGAGGTAGTTCTCAGTCCAAATCCCACAAACCTCACTATTATGGCTGGTATTCAGCAAATAGCTGATAATGCAAATGAACTCTCTTATTGCATGTATTATTTTGGTACTAAGCATTTTAAGAGAGGTATAGTTGAGACAACTTTAGGAGACGATTAATTTTCATAACAAACAAAAACCAGTAAAATGGAAACGAACACTCAAACAGGAGAAAAAATCAGCCTTACATTAACACCCAACAGAAAGTACATTGCGGAGACCCTTGGTATTGAGGATACTCGCAGAGATGAACTTTGCGGTATTATTGAAGAAAATGCTGAGGGAGATGAATTTGATATCTCTGAGAGAATGGCAATAGTAGCTTCGAGTACTACTAATCACAATGAATTGGCTTTTACCATGTTTATCTTTGGTTGTTTTATGGCAGATCGCCAGAATTCTCAAAACCCCCTTGCAGCATTAGCAGCAGCCTTAGGCGGTGCTATTACTGATAATGATTTGGAGGATGATGGTAATTAGTCCTTTGTTACAGTAATCAAATAGCAGAAATCATTAAATCTTTCCTTTTTTATTAATTTTCATTAACAATTTTAAAACAGAAAAATGAACACAGCAACAGCATCAGTCGCCTCTGCATTTACACTCGCAAACCCCACCTCAGAAGATGTAAGGGAGAACCTTGGGGTAAGTAATGACCGTGCCACAGAGATTGTCGCCCTCATTAATGCGGGTGCCAAAGTTGATGGTTTTGGAGAGAATATCAAAGGTGCTGTGTGGAATGCAGCAGTAGGCCTACCCATGGAGAGTGAAAGGCTTTTTGCAGCATGGGCTATAGGCCACGGTATTGGCATGAATGATGACCAAAGTGGTTTTGAAGATCAGGAGGGTGGTGAAAATCCTCTCTCTTCACTTTTAGCCTCTTTGGGAAAAGGTGAGGGGGACGGAGAAGATTTCAGTCCCCTCTCTGACAATGATGATAACAGTTAGTTAACCAGCTTGATTTATGGGGGGGAGGGCGGTATCCCTCCTCCTATTTTCATTTTAGCACATCCAACAGAAAAATTCATGAAAAAGATAATATTAGAAGACACCGGAGAAGAGATTGAAATATCACAGCAAATAGTCAATGGTATTACATGTGAGGGCTTTTCTGTTGTGTTTATCACAGAGGCAGGAACCTTTATCCAAGGTAATTCTAAAGGTATTGAGGTATTCGGACGAAAAGAGTTTATTAATAAGGGAATGCAAATTGCTCTAAACGCATCTAAAGATCTCGAAGCTCTAAAAGAGGACTTAAGAATTGTCCACCCCATAGTTATACACTCACCTATAGAGACAGAAATGAGCAAACTTTATCCTGAATATCTTACTGGAGGTATGGTAGGTTTAATGTTTGGTGCCTTTTCTTGCCCTTGTTATATTATAAAGAAAGAGGTAGCCCTCTCACTAAAAGCTTTTGATATTGCAGAGGACACAATTGCTCAAATCGACCTTCAAAAACAAGTAATTTAATATGAAGAATCTAATAATTGTAGTAATGCTGGCTGCTTATGTAGCAGTTATAGTATTATTCTAATCTTCCTTAGTAGGGATACGTAAAGGAGCCTTAGCAGTGTGAGCCTGCAATATACTCAATTTCTATAATAAGAGAAACTCTCGAAAGTACTTAGAGGATATTTATCCACATAGGGATCGGTAGGTTAACAGCCGTAAACACCGAAGATAGCTCTATTATACTTAATTTTATAAAGACATTAACGCTAGGCTCTCTTTTTATTTACAATTTGTGAATTATTAATCAACTATAAATCAACTATAAATCAACTATAAATCAATCAGTTATGAAAGGTACTGAAAATGTTCCCGAGGGTTTTGATCTCACTATAGGTAAAGTATATAATCCTGACTCTCTAGACCTTGAGGGCTCTATACTTTCTTTCTTTGGAATTTCTAATGAGAGAGGTTCTGAAATTACAGGGATGATTATAAAAGCTTTTGATAGTGCTACTGGCGAGGACAAAAAGATTGGGAAATATACCCTTGCTATTCCTTGCATTACAGAAATATCTGAACAATGCAAAACCCCCACTGAATTAGCTCTTGCTATGTATGCTTTTGGAGGTTATCTAGCAATCACAACAGGTAGGAGTGGGGGGCCAAAAATAAATGTTTTGAAAGTAGAGTTGGGAGGTCTCCAAGCAGGGAATGTGGAGGAAGATCCTATTAAAAAGATTATCAGAGAATCAGAGGAAATTAATGGAAAACCCGGCGAGAGTAGGAAAAATAAATAAAATCAACCATCATCAAAAGCAAAACTATGACCAAAAACAAGCGCCCTCCCCCAACTAAATCCAACAGAAAAAAAACCCTGCTGAAAATAGATATTCCAAGGATTATCTGTATACATCTAATAGGTGAGGATCACACTTTACATCATAGAATGGGTGCAGGTATTATTATGATGACTATAGGTGTTGTTATCTCCCATCTGACGGGGGATATATATATTATCCATTATATTGGAGAGATTGTTGGATTTGGTGTTCATGGTATAGGAACTATCCCTTTTGGAGAGGCACTTGTAGCCCACGTTGGTAACATAAGGAATAAAGTTCCTGAATTGCCCAATGAGGAGGATTTAAAAAAGATTGAAGAAACCGAAAAAGTTTAACTCAATAGGAGGACTTGATATCCTCCTATTTTTCAATTTACTTATTATGGATGAGCAAATAATATGTGTAGATGCAAAGTTTACAGCCGACCAATTAGCCTTTTGGGTACACTGGGGGGTTACTCATCCCTTACAAGATGTCCTATATACAGTAAGAGAGATAATAGCTAAAAACAGTGAGGGAAATAGCGGTATTCTTCTTAATGAGATTAATAATCCAAAAGTTCCAATAGCTCATCCTATATTAGGAACTACTATGATAGAGCCCTACTGGAACGTAACAAGGTTTGCTACATTAGGGGGTACCCCTCTCACTATGGAGATGGTTAAAGAGTGGGAGAGGGAGTATCAACTCACTAAAAACTTAAACTTTTAATAATGTGTTTAGACAGAAAAGGGTCCCCTATAGCAAAAATAGCAAAAGGGGATATCACCGTATATAAAAAACTAAAGAGAGTTCCAGAGGCCAATAAGTCATTTGGACCACCTTTTAAAAGAAGGGAATTCATATCAGTTCATTTTGCATTTAAGTATGAGCTTGGTTATCACTATATTAATGATAATTTTCCCCTAGAAAATGCTCCATATTCCATGACTGATCAAGGTATGCACTCATTTGATCTAAATAAGATAAAGCATTATAAGAATAGAAGCAGCATCTTTAATAGAGGCTATTCTATAAGACTTATAGAGTGTACAATACCTAAAGGCACTCCTTATTACAGGGGAACAGGAGGAGATATAATTTCGAGGGAATTAATTTTGGAGAGGGTTATAACCAAAAGTAGATTTTTGGAGCTTTGTAAGCTTCATGGTATTAAGTAGTCACCAAACTAAATATCCAACATATGTCAGTATCCATTAACAGAGTAAAGAGATCAATGTTTTACAGGATACACCCACCCTTTCTCTCAGGGTGGGGTAGACCTTCGGAACCAGTTTATGAGACTCCCCTTATTGAGGTTATAATAAGGAAAGGTATGTCAAAGACTCATAAAGGTAATGTACATATTGTGAATGGTTATTATTCTTATCAACCCTCACAATCATACTTTAACTATGTAAGTAAGAAAATCCCACTCAAAGGTAAAAATGTAAAATTTTAAAAGCAGGGTCTAAAGACTATCAAGGGAGGTCTCTCTAGACTTCCTACTTTTATTTAACTACATAAACAAAAGATTAACATGGAAGACAATATGAATAGGTTTTTATCTAGGTTAGGTACACGGCAAAATTGGAGTACGGAAGAGGTTAGGGGTATGATGATGACTTTTGAGATTACAGGTAGAAGAGTAGGAGGAACTATTTCAACACTACAGGTAGGTGATGTGTTTATGTTTAATATACTAGGCACTCATCCAGCATTGATATTTAAAGTTGAAGATAACATAGTGTGGGCAGCAATTCTATCCTCTACCCAGAGTGAGCTACATAATATATATCAGATAAAAGGAGATAGATTCTGGGAAGGTTCTTATGTAACCAACACAATAGTATGTGTAAAAGCATTAGATGCCATTACTCAATATAAGAGTTCGTTAACAAATCTTAAGCTCCTACCGGGTATTATTAACTCACTAAAGATATGGAATAACAGAGTGCTTTCAAATAAGAAACCTAAGAAGTGGGAACCTGTAGATTGGGAGAAGCAAGATTTCAAAAACCTTGAGGATTTTCAATATAATCAGTAAAATTAAAATATAAGCCGGATGCATCAAATATTAAGTAATCCATATGCTCTTTTACTTATAGGTTCGGTTGGAGCTACTGCAATTTCACAATTGAAGAGCCTACACTTCACCCTTCTCTCTAAAATAAAAGCAAAATTTGTATATAGAGTGGTTTTGTCTGAAGAAAACCTAATATATGATAGCTTTTCAAGGTGGTTGCAGGAGAACTATAGTAATAAATTTAATAATGTTTCGGCAAAACTAGAGAAATATGCTACAGTTCCTAAGCTGACTTATAAGCAGAATAATGACTTCTTCAGCATAAGATATGAGGGTAAAAGGTTGTTTATTACAAGTGCAGAAAAAGAACTCCAGAGGGTAACCGACTTTGGTTTTTCATTTCATACAATAACTATCAGAGGTTACAAAGCAAAAAGGAATATCGAAAACCTTTTAGCTTATGTCGCAAAGAAATATTCAAAGAACAGAAAAAAAGGAGCAGTGGGTGTGTTTAGTACTAAGGATACCTATAGTGATTTTATGAGTGAGAGGGTAGAGGTGTTCCCTAAGGACATTAAAACTTTGGTGTATCCTGAAGATAAAGGTACTAAAATTCTTGAGGATTTAGAAATGTTTGAATCTCAGGAGAAATGGTATCTAGAGAGAGGAATTCCTTATAAGAGATGCTATTGTCTTTATGGGCCTCCGGGAACAGGAAAGACTTCTCTTTGTTTATCTGTAGCAAAAAGTATGGAGAAAGATATCTATATAATTGATTTAACTTCAGTTAAAACGGCACAGGAAATAGTGAAACTTTTCTCCTTAGTTCCTAGTAATGGGATTCTCTTATTAGAAGACATTGATAGAGCTTTTGAGGATGAGAAGCCTTTCGTACCATTGGGGGGATTATTAAACTGTATAGATGGTCCTTTTAGCAGGCATGGTGCTGTTATAATGATGACAACCAATCATATAGAGAAGCTTGATCCTGCATTATTAAGAGATGGTAGAGTAGATATTAGAGAAGAAATCCCCTACTCTACCAACAGAGAAATAAAAGCATATTTTGATTTATTTTATGAGGAAAATGCTACCTTTGCAGGTAACTTCTCCCTCCCTATAGCCACTATACAGGAGATATGTATAAGAAATCCAAAGGACTCTATAAAAGCTAAAGAAGAAATAGAAAAACTCCATATTTAACTATGAAAGCTTGGAATGAATTAATAATTAAGGTCCATGACATCGAAACACTCTTCGAAGAATTTTCTATTACTATTAGTGACCCGGGATTTAAGAATCCTTTAGATTTGAGAATCAATAGATTCACTAATCAAATTGATAGTATTTGTAAAGCTCTTCAGGATATTTCTGTAAATTATTGGTGCGGCTATAATAATGTACAATTTGACGCTCAGGTTTGCCAATTTGTACTTGATAACCAAGAGAGATGGGTAGATAAAACAGGGGCTGAGATATGTGCCTTAATCTGGCAGTTTGCTACTGATGTCATTGATTTGACTAATAATGGTTTATTCCCTCCATATAGAGAGAAGTACTTATGGGCAAAACAAATGGATCTATTCAAAATACATCACTTTGATAATGATGCCCGTAGTACTTCTCTTAAGTGGTGTGAGTACACTATGGATATGGAGGATATAGAGGAAATGCCCCTACCTCACGTAGAGTGGGAATGGATTGGAAATCATAGGGTTCCGAAGGATAGGCTATGGGGGCCCAAAGAGTTTGAGATGACAGATCACTATAGAAGGAATGATGTTAAGGCTACTTGTAAATTGCTGGATTATACCCTAGGAAATGTTGAAAATGAAGTGTATAAGGGTAAAAACAAGATACAGGATAGAATTGACATTATCACAGAGTTCAACCTACCCCCAGAGGCTATGAACTATAGTGATGTGAAAATAGGAGACGAGTTGAATAAACTGGGGTATATGAAGCTCAAAAAGATCCAAAATGAAAGAGTTTTATATGATCTCAAAAAGAATAGAAAAGCTAGAAAAGGTTTTACTTATCGTGATTGCATCCCTAATTACATTAATTTTACTACTCCGGCTTTTAGGGATTTATTGGAGAGGATTGGACCTGTTAAAGTAGAACTAAGGGATAAAAAAGACAAAGACGGTAAAAAAAGAAGCCAATTCTTCAAATTTACATTTAATGGAACTATATACACACTAGCCAGAGGAGGCTTGCATAGCAATGAAAAAAATAGAACTCTTATACCATCTGAGAGCGAGCATCTTATGGACGCTGACATTGGGAGTCAGTATCCCTGTGCCATATTCAAACGCAAGCTCTTCCCCTCACATTTGGGTCCTGAATGGCTTACTATGTATGGTAGCACTATTGTACGACGTATATCATATAAAGCGAGGGGTAAAACTGATAAACGAGCTAAAGGAGTAGCAGAGATGCTCAAATTGAGTTTGAATGGGGGGGGCTTCGGTAAGCTCAATGAGCCTACTAATTGGCAATATGATCCTTTTGCTGCGTTTAGCTGCACTATTGGTAATCAATTTGAAATCTTAATGCTAATTGAAGCTCTTGAAGTAGAAGGCGGTATACATGTAGTTAGTGCCAATACTGATGGTATTGTTTGTCTCTTTGATAAAAACAAGCTTGATAAATACTATGAGATTTGTCATGCATGGGAGAAAAAGGTACAAATGCCAATAGTTGAGGGCCAATTACTTGGAGCACTAGAGTTTACAGAGTACTCCAAAATGGTACAGAAATCAGTAAATGATTATATCGCTATGCCTATAGAGGGAAAAGTGAAGAAGAAGGGTGATTTTATGACAGAGTTTGAATTAAATAAGAATCCTAGTAGGAGAATCCTACCATTAATATATGAACAGTATTTTACCAAAGGAGTATCACCAGAAGATTATCTTAAGTCCTATGAAGACATATCAGACTTCTGTATTGGTCTCAAAGCTTCTAGAAACTATCACTACGAAGCAACAGATTCCTCTGGCAAGGACATTACCAAATACAATAGGGTTGTTAGATATTATGTATCCAATGAGGGAAAGCTTCTTATTAAAGTTAAGAATGAGGGTAGTGAAGCTACTGGTCCCCAAATCAGCAATTGTGAGGCTAGAGATCAAAGTTATTGGAGAACAACAGAGTGTAATAACTATGGATCAGCCACTTTTAAAGAAAGAGGAGTATGTGAAAAATACTATCTTGAAGCGGCTCACGAATTCATAGATAGTATTGAAAGAGGTCAAAAGAAAGGCAAAAAGAGTATTCATAATCCCAATCAACAGACTTTATGGTAATACCACAAGGAGTAAATCAGCTTCAATTTTTATGGGAAGCAAATAGAATGGGAGTAAGAATTACCTCTAGGTATAAATATGTTTATACTATGCAGAATGGGGTAGGTGTAAGTGGTATGAGAAAAGGAAGACACCCTTTATGGACAGCGGTATATGGAAGAAAGGGGGATAAAAACTATTTTAGAAAGACTTTTCCTTTTAATGAGAGGGGGGAGGTGGATGCATATTTAGCAGTATTACAATATCTTGAACAAAATAACATTAAACATGAATAAAAAAAGCATAATCTATTTCTTAATAGGCTCCTCAATCCTCGTTTTACTAGGGATATTCTCTAAATATATACATCATCTATAATGCAAGAAATAAGATTCTACAAAGAACCAGATGGAGTGTGGTATGCTGATATACCTAATTATTTAGAGGATATGAAGGTATTAGGAGCTAGCAAAGCTGATTTACAGATGGTTTTAGGGGCTGATAAATTCCTTGCCGAACTAGCATCTACAACTGATAATGAGAATGAAATAACCCTCCTTATAACACCTAATATTCAAGAAATCAGAATCCACGACAAATTGCCAGCATTTGTACCACACAACTGGGAATATCTCATTAGGGCAGATTATATTCCCACTATCACTGGTAAATATTATACAGGCTATAACAGTAAATATTTATGGCTTTCTGATGTAACACTATGGGTGTTCGGAGAATTTCCTCAGTACATTTATTATAAAATCGTTAAAACTATCAAAAATGAGAATCATTAAAGGTAATCTAATTACTCTCGCTTTACAAAACCAATTTGACCTTATAGGACATGGTTGTAACACCCAAAATGTGATGGGGGCAGGGATAGCTGCACAGATAGCACATAGGTTTCCTGATGCTTATATAGTAGATCGAGAATATAGAAGATATGCGGGGATCAACTATATTGACATGATGGGAAATTATAGTGCATTCTATTATAATGATGAAAAGTCTAGCTTTGTGATTCTCAACATGTATACTCAAATGTGGCCCGGAGATATTTCCCCCGGATGTGATATACCATTTGATTATGATGCATTTGCAGTTATCTGTAAGAAGATTAACTTCACTTATGCAGGAAAAAAGATAGGTCTTCCTTGGGTTGGGTGTGGCCTTGCAGGAGCTTTTCAACCCATGGTTTCCTCCATTATGAATGACAATTTGAAGGATATGGATCTAACAGTTGTAGAATATGATAAACTCCAAGGACATGAAAATCGTGTGGCTCTCTCAAGATTGGGAGATGTTACCTCAACAGGAGAGGGCCCTGATAATATCAGAAGACCAGATGCAGCAGGATATCCTATGGCAGCAAGTCATGGAGGAGGAACAACACATGCAGCAGGTAGAGCATACTGGATTGGAGATGACTCCTGTGGAATGGCAGATAAAGAGCAGTCAGAAATTGATGGAGATAGAGAATTTAGAAAAAGATGGGGATCAGGAGAAAGTATATAAAGTAGTTTTGTTACCTATGAAAAAGCGTAGTAAATTTGTACACTATGGAAGAACAAACTGGCGTAGCGCTAGATTTACAGGAAGAAAAGAGCATAATTCCAATCAATAGTAAGACCTTTGAGCAAATCCTTCAGTTGGGAATTGATTTAAATCATATTTTCATACTAGAGGGATTTGCTCAGGGGACTGATTTAACTAAACATATAAATGCAGGTAGAGGAGAATCATGGAAGCAAACATTAATAAGGAAGGGATACCTTTCGGCTATAGGAGAAATCTTACCTTCGGGGAATCAACTACTATCAGATATTGGAATAGGCAATATATCTATAGTGAAGAAGAAAAGAGAAAAGCAGGAGCTTATAGTGAACAATTTCGACTTATGGTGGAAAGCATATCCGGGAACTGATAACTTTACCTATAAAGGTAAACAATTTAAAGGTAGTAGAACCCTCAGGCAGAATAAAGAGCAATGTATACCAAAGATACACAAAATACTTACGGAGGGTGAATATACTATAGAGGAGATGATAGGTGCCTTGGAGTTAGAGAAGACACAAAAGATGGAAGAAAGTATAAGAGTAGGACATAACAAGATGTCTTATTTTCAGAACAGCCTAACGTATTTAAATCAGAGGACATTTGAGCCATTTATTGAGCTACTTAGAACACCGGAAGCAGTATTAACAGTTGATGCAATAACAAAAAGGATTGATATATGAAGAAAGTATTTATTATAGTACCCTCAAGAGGAGGTAGAGAGTCTTTATGGGATCTAATAGATAGCTATACTAAAACTAGGGGTGAGAGGACAGAGATGTTAGTAGTGATAGATAAAGACGAAACAAATAAATATAAAAGGTTATTTGAAGAGGTGAGGATGGGAGTAACTGTAGTAGTTTTGGATAAAAGATATATGCTAACACCTAAGCTAAATATTGTAGCTGAAGGAATTATAAGAGGAGACTTTGGTCCCTCTATAGGTGTTGCATTTATGGGGGATGATTGTGTTTTTCAAACTGAAAACTGGGAAGATAGAGTAGTAAATAAGATAGAGGAGAATAGGGGTATTGTTTATTGTAATGATCTTTTACAAGGGGAGATACTCCCTAATAATATCTTCATCCATAGAGAGATAGTTGAAGCTGTTGGGTCCATGGCTCCTCCCACATTGACTCATTTCTATATAGACAATTATTGGAAAGATTTAGGTATAAGGATTAATAACATCCATTATTTTGCCGATATAATAATTGAACATAAACATTATTCTAATGGCAAGGCGGTAAAAGATGCTCTATACCTAGAGTGTGAGAAATTAGCTGATCCAGATCATAAAGCATATGATATGTATGTACATCTAGGTCATTTAGCAAGTGATACTAGGAAAGTTTTAATATATAAAAGTACCTTAGAAAATAATGGAAGAGAGAAAATTAGCAACAATTGAAAAGATAGTGAATTTGGAAGAAATACCAAATTCTGATAATATAGAGGTTGCGACAGTCAGGGGATGGAAGGTAGTAGTAAAAAAAGGAGAATTTAAGGTAGGAGATCTCTGTGTATACTTTGAGGTAGATAGCTTCCTACCATTAGAGGAGAAGTATGAGTTTTTGAAGAAGAACTCCTATAGAAAAATGGGGGATATAGAGGGTTTAAGACTAAAAACTATTAAACTTAGGGGGCAAATATCTCAAGGGTTGGTATTACCAGTTAGTATTTTACCAGATATTAGTATTTTACCAGATAAAAGATACTGCGACTGTGCAGAAAATTATATTGTAAGAGATGGATTTAACATTGGGAATGACGTAACTGATGAGCTAGGAGTAGTTAAGTGGGACCCACCGGTACCCGCACGACTAGGGGGTAAAGTAAAAGGTAATTTTCCAGCTTTCCTTAGGAAAACAGATGAGGAGAGGATACAAAATCTCTCAGGGATATATGAGAATTTAAAGAAGAGTAAATATTATGTCAGTGAGAAATTAGATGGTTCCTCCTTTACCTGTTATCTAAATAATGATACTTTTGGTGTATGTAGTAGGAACCTAGAATTGATTGAAACTGAAGGAAATGCATTTTGGAAAGCTACCAGAAATTTAAGGTTGGAAGAATATATGAGAGGAATTAATGAGAATATTTGCCTCCAAGGGGAATTAATAGGTGAAGGTATTCAAGGAAATCCTTATAATCTTAAAGGTAATACAATTAAAGCTTTTAACATATTTGATATTGACAATCAACAATATATGAATATGTTTAAATTCCAAAACTATTGTGGCCTACTACAAATAGAGCACGTACCTTTTTTAAGTGATAGATTTGAACTACCAGAAGAAATTGAAGATTTGATTAAACTTGCTGATGGTCCATCAGTGCTCAACCCTAAAACCTCAAGAGAGGGCTTGGTGTTGAGAAACTTAGAGAGGACAATTTCGTTTAAGGTAATATCTAATCAATTCTTATTAAAAGAAAAGGAATGAGTTCAGAGTTTTCACTACTAAGACAGGAGGTTGATAGGGGGATTCTCGGAGAAAATGAGGGTCTCCCTATCGGTTTTCCTAGATTAAATAAATTTGTGCGCCTTAATAAAAGGATATATACCTTAGTTTTCGGACCTAGTGGGAGTGGTAAAAGTGCATTTGTTCACAATGCATTTATCCTTAATCCCTTTGATTTTATAAGAAGTAAAGCTAATAAAAGGAATATAAGAATGAAAGTCTTTCTCTTCTCTATGGAGAGGAGTAAGGTACTCACTTTAGCTAAATGGGTCTCAAGAAAAATCTTCCTAGATCATGGAGTACTTATACCAATAGCAAAATTGTTAGGATGGTGGGAGAATAAAATAAATGACACAGAGAGGGCATACTTTGAGATGTACGAAGACTATATAGATGAACTAATGAATATGGTAGAGATTATTGAAGGCCCTCAAAACCCTACTGGTATATATAAAGTTCTTAAGAGATACGCCTTATCCCATGGGACTGAGGAAGTTATAGATGAGTTCACCAAGATTTATCACCCTAATGACCCTAATGAGGTAGTTATTCCTATATTTGATCATCATGGTCTAGTAAAAGTAGAGAGTAAAATGAATAAAAAAGAAGCTATTGATAAGCTATCTGAATATGCACAGTGGTCAAGGGACTATCTTGGGTATGCTCCTGTAGATGTTGCTCAGCTTACCAGAGGTCTCAATAATCCTCTCTACAGTAAGCAAGAGAGCTTCGAGCCAACCATCGATGATGTTAAAGAGAGTGGTAGACCAGCAGAGGATTGTGATCAATTATTAAGTATATTTGAACCTTTAAGATATAGAACTAAGAATCTCTCCTATGATGCAGATCAATTTGTAAGTGAGAATGGTGAGAGGCACTTCAGGAGTATATCAATCCTAAAGAATTCTTATGGTGAGAGTGACATAAATATAGGGATGGGTATGCAAGGAGCAACTGGTTTCTTTAAGGAGTTACCTAAACCTTCAAATATGTCCAGTTTTTCCTATCAGAGTATAATGGATGGTTCCTATTTTTTACCAACAATATAAAACATAACAACAATGGGTATATTTAAGCACTCTTTAATTTTAAATGGAGAAGCATCAAGAAAGGACGAATTTACGAAACAGCTAGAACTTTTAGGGTATGTAAATGGAGGTACTTATTTATCATTAAAAACATTAACAGTAGGTAACCCCATTGGGGAAAATGACTTTCAAACAGATAAATATCTATTTCAGAATAATCCTTTTCCAAGAGAGTATAATTTCAATATAGATCAGCAATGGCAGTTTGAAACAAATAGTTGATACTTATAACCTTTTAAATCCATAATTTGAATATTTTACAGTTGAGACAAGAACAATTAGCCCTCTCTTTTGAGTACTTTAAAGGGATGCATGTCCTAGGTAAGGAGGATAAACCTGTGGTTACCGATCATCAGGATAGATATTTGATAGTGCCGACAGATATGTATATACAAGATCAAAGTGATGGGGTGCCTACTAATCTATATAATGCATTTCTTCAAATGTCAAAAGCAAAAGGATTTACCCATTTAATGCTAATATATGTTTGATATTGAAAAAGCTTCAAGAGAGAAGGGGATGATACAAGAGAATGCAATAATGCTTTCTGATAAGTATTTTAATCTCCTTCTCGCTTGGGCAACCGGCACTAGTAAGACATTAACTGCAATCAGAATAATAGAAAACCTTAGGAGCGCAAGCTGCTTATATCCAAAGATTTATATAGTTTTAAAAGAGACAAACCATGAGCAGAACTGGAGAGATGAGTTCTCCAAATGGGGGTTAACTTACTTGTTAACTGGCGTTACCTTCCTATGCTATGCCTCACTACACAAATACGTAGAGGAAGAAGTAGATATTCTCATTCTTGATGAGTGTCATGCTCTTAGTGAAATGAGGGAAGATTACCTTAAAACCATTAAATGTGATAAGATTATATCTCTTTCTGCTACAGTTGGAGAAGAGGTTAAAAAGAGAATAAAGGCCTATAAAACAGGCTTTTATGAGTATCATATTTCCCTTCAAACTGCTATAGATAGAGGAATACTACCAGAACCTAAGATTTATGTGGTTTATGTAGATCTAGAAAATACGAAGAAAGTTTTTATTTCCCCTTGGACTAAAAAACCTAAAGGAGGGGGAGCAATTACTGCTAGAATGATGACGGCCAAGGAGTATTATAAAGAGCTAAGTAAAAAAATAGATTGGTTTGAGGAGCAAATAGGAGAAGCAGATGAAAGCGGGGAGCAGAACTGGATACATAACAGATGGATACAGATTATGGGGCTGCGTAAGAAGTTTATAGCAAAAGCTAAAACTGATGCTGCCCAACTACTCCTCCAATATCTAGCTGATAAAAGGTATATCTGTTTTTGTGGTTCTATAGAGCAGGCTGATGAATTAGGGGGTAGTCTGACCATTCATAGTAAAATTTCCAAAAAAGAAATTGAAGAATCTCTAAATCTCTTTCAAAAGGGTAAAACAAGGCATATTTATGCAGTTGGTATGTTGAGAGAGAGTATGAACTTGAATGGTATAGAGGCTGCCATTATAGTACAACTTGATAATCAAAGTGGTAGTGCAGAACAAATGATAGGTCGATCATTAAGATCTATTGCCCCTGAAGTCTACATACTCATCCTCAGAGGTACAAAGGATGAAGATTATTTTGATAGAGCTACAAGAGGAATAGGATCACAATATATCAGCGAATATATTTGGCCTAAAGATGAATAATCATTAAATTTGCACGTATGTTAGAGATATTAAGATTCATATTTCAGGACTTTAAGCACTATATAGGGTTTGCTTTTCTTTTAGCATTGACTGTTTGGGGGTTAGGACATATGTTCACTGTAAGGGTGAAAAAGATAGTAACTGGTGACATTTATGATGATGAAGAATTAAAATAAACTTTAAACAAATATGGAAACTATAAATGAAGGGAATTTCCCAATAACAACTCAGGGAGATGATGGTACCACTACTGTAACAAGTGGATATATGTATATACATTGTCCAGAGAAAGATGATCAAGAATTAAGGAAATATTGTCTGGAAAGGGCAATTGAAGTTATATCCAGAGGTATAATCATAACTGATATTACGGGTAGGACGTTAGGAGTAAGAGAGATAGCAAAACAATACTTTGAATATATCAAAACTGGAGAGATAAATGATTAAAGAATTTGATATTGAATTACCCTCAGAACCTACAGAAGCTATATTAGAGAATCCAGCTACGTTAGGATTATTTGGAAAGGCTAAAGTTGGTAAAACATCAGCAGTTTTAGACCTCCCAGACTGTTTAACAATATCTCTAGAACCTAGAGGTACAGACTTTAAGAGGGGACTAAAGCTGAGGATTCCTGATGGATTAAACCCTTTAGAGAGTATAGCTTGGCTTAGGGCCGTCATTAAGAAACTTAAAGAGAGTCCTAAAAAATATAAATTCGTAGCTGTTGATAGTCTTACTATTGTAGATACATGGACTGCGTGGACAGGTACTGAGAGGTATATGAAGACCAATGCAGGTAAAAACTGGAATAGGTGGAATAAAGAGGATCATCCTAATAAAAAGGAGCTCTGGGGTAAAATTATGCCATTTGGTCATGAAGATTATCAAAGTATTAATGATCAAGAGGGAGGTTATGGTTATAAATGGTCTAGAATTGAGCTAGTAGACCTCTATAGAGAGATGAGTACTCTGGGGCAAATATGCACCATCTTTATTATGCATCACGTTGAAAATAAGATCACTAGAAAGGTAAATAATGAAAATGTAGAGATTACAGAAAGAGGTCTGGCCTTAACTGGAATTCTCAAAGAGATTATCGCCAGAGAATTGGATGCTATTGGGTATATATATCATCAGGATGGAAAAACCATGATCAATTTTCAAAATAATGAGGAAAAAGTGGGGGGGATGAGAGGTTCTTCACATCTAGTAGGATATAATGGGCCACTCGATTGGTCAAAAATCTTTGTAAATATCGATAAAAATGAGGCATAAATTAGGATTATTTTCACAACCATATTCAGAAGATGATCTGAACAATCTCAATATAGGTAGATATCTTGACTTTGTAATTAGGGAACCAAGAGGTGAAAGTAAAGCTTTAGTAACCATTAGAAATGGCACTACTATTAGAGAAGTGTTAAAAGCATGTTTAAGAGAGTTAGATATTCTAGATGATGCAATGCCTTGTAATGAGAATGTTGAAGCAATAGCTCATATACAAAATGCTATCCTTTCTCTGGATCATAGAGAACAAGATAGAAAACAAAGGGGAGTAGAGGGATTTCATTTACCTTAAATAATATACTATGGATGAGAGTCTTATGGATTTCTATGCGGATGTAGAAGCCGAGCTAATGTTAGCTCATTCTAATATAGATCCTGACCTAGGAGAAGTGGCACAAATGCAAGAAAATGGAATGAGTGCATTTGAAGTTGCTCAATAGCTAATAAGAAATACCCAATAAAATGAATAATGTAATAACTCCTGAGATGAAGTATTATGACAGAGTTGTAATACTCCTAAGAGAAAGAAGTATCACACAAAATCCTGATTGGGATACAGTTATGGAAGATATGAGAGAAAATAAAACTCCTGAAGAGGCAGCCTTAGAATTTGTAGCTGATTGGGATGTTGATTAAATGACAAAACTATGACAATAACAACTAAATTTAATCCCAGAGATAAAGTATTAACAATTGTAAATGGAAAGATTGAAGAGGGTGTAGTATATTGGGTTAATTGTGAGGCAACAGAGAGTATCACAAAAGTAAAGTATATGATACAACTTCCTCACAAAATCTGGGATGGTCATGCTAATTCAGATTTCGTATTTCCTGATGCAGATAAAGTTTTTGGCACAAAGGCCGAATTATTAGCTAGTTTATAATTAAAGTTTTAATAAAAAAAGTACACTATGAGTGCAGTTCAAGGAAGAGTAAGAGAAATTAAAGAGTATGAAAAGCAAATAGGATTATTTGAAGCTAATATAGTAGCAGTTAATCCTTCAAGAGAAGAGCTAGAGAAATTACTGGGGGTGGAATTAGAGAAAGACCCTGAGTATCTAAAAGAAGATAGTAAAGATGGGGCACAGACTCTGTCATTGGCAGTTTGGCTAAAAGAGGTGGTAAAAGGAGGGTTGTTTAAAGTTCAATTCTATCTTAAAGACACCGATAGAGTAAATAAGGATGAGACTAAACATCAATATATCAATAGTATTGGTGACACTAGTTGGGCAGATAGTGAGGAGAATTTACCCACTTGGTTCAATGAGGGCGGAAGGACATTTAGATTTGCCCATGTGGGAGAAGAGGAGCTTTATAGGTTCCTTAGATCTTGGCTTAAAGTTGAGACGAGAGACCCAGATGCAAAACTGGAATTTGAGTGGAAAAAGCTGATGAGGGGTAATGTAAAAGAAATCAGTGACATGATTGGAAGTGTGTACGCACAAAGTATTGTAGCCCTTGCTACCATTGCTACCTCTAAGGATGGAGAAAAGGAATATCAGCAGGTGTATAATAGAAACTTCTTACCCGGTTTCTATATGAAATTCTTTAGGTTGAATGGAGCTAAACTACCCAAGTTTGTGGAGAAGTTTGTTGCAAGTGTGGAAGATCCTGAGTATGGATGCAAAGATTTCTATGGAGATTCTTTGAAAACCTTACACAGCTATAATCCAGCAGAAAATATTGCAGCGGGTGAGGAGACCTCAATTAGTGAAGATGGCCCCGACCTTTAAAATTTGTGATGGTATCTCTTACTAGAGGTATAACAAGCCTACCCTTTCTAGGGTGGGCTTTTTTATTTTACAATTAAAATATGTAGATTTGCATAATGGTTACTGGTAAAGTAATAACAAATTTAACAGCAAAAGAAATCCTAAACAGGATTAGTGAGAGTGATATTTATAGGTATTATCTTGGAGAGGATTTTAAGCTGGGAGAAGCTTTTAACTCGCCTATGCCCGGAAGAAGGGATAACCATCCTAGTTTTCTTATAGGTTGTAGAGGGGGCTTTTTATATCATATTGATTTTGCAGATGATAAGTTCAAAGGTAATTGTTTCCAATTTGTTATGCAAAAGGAGATGTTACCCAATTATAACAGTGCTCTTAGAAGGATTGAGAGGGATTTCAACTTAGGAATTACCTCTATTCCCTCTACAGAGAGAGAAAGACCCGTTTTTACTCAAGTACCCCTTATAGAAACTAAGCCTAAGTTCTTTCAAGTCAAATATACAAGTAGATTTACGCTTGAGGAACTAAGGTATTGGGAGCAATTCTATATTACTCCCAAGGAATTAAAAGATAATGAAATATTTGCAGTACGTAAGTTCTTGATAGATTGGCAAGTACAGCCAATGAGGCTAGGGGAATTGACATTTGGCTATAGATTAGGAAGCCTGTGGAAGATATATAGGCCCTATGCCTGTAAAGATCGCAAATGGAAGACTAATATCCCTATAGATGGGGTAGAGAATTTGGAAGCTTTAAAAGGGGCTAATAAGGGATTAGTAGCTAAGGCCCGAAAGGATAGAATAATACTCTCCAAATTCCTACCTACAGTATGTAGTGTACAAAATGAGAGTGTTGTTGCACTAAACGAGCAATCGGCCTTATTTTTGCAAGAAAACTGCAACGAAGTATATATAACTTATGATAGTGATCCTCCGGGTAAAAAGAAAAGCTTGGAGCTAACTGGTAAATATGGGTTCAAACACCTAAATGTACCAGATAATTACCTAGCTGAGGGAATCAAGGATTTTGGGGATCTAATCAAAGTTTATGGACCAGATGTAGTTTATAAATATTTACAATCAAAAAATATAGTATCATGAATAGAATAAAGAGGAGTAGTACTAAATTATTCCTACAAGATGTAGCTCTCCCTGTGCAAACAGGAGAGGAGAAATATGTAGTTGTACCTCATAGTACAGTTATGGCCCTTACAGAGGAAGCTCTGGCCTCTAATAATTTTGAGGTGATTGGAGAGAGCTTTTTGGCTGCAAGGGGTGGTCAACAAGCAATTGGAAAATACTTTATTAAGTATGGTGATGATAAGGATATGGGGTTAATGATAGCTTGGAATAATAGCTATGATAAAAGCACTACCCTTAAATGGGGTATTGGTTCTCATGTATTTGTGTGCGGTAATGGTATGATCTCCAGTGACATGAGTTATTTTAAGAGAAAACATATGGGAGGGGTAGAGGAGATTGCTGTTTCTTCCATAGCTGGATTCACTAAGAATGCTGCAAATACCTTTAGAGAGCTTAGTGAAAGTAAGGAGATAATGAAAGAAATTGAACTTACCAAAACAGTGACAGCAGAACTGATAGGTAGGTTATATATTGAGGAAGAGGCTATTACAGCTACCCAATTAGGTATAATCAAAAGAGAAATCCAACACCCCTCTTTTGATTATGGTGCTAAAAATAGTATGTGGGAGCTTTATAATCACTGTACTTTAGCCCTCAAAGAGGACCATCCTCATAATTGGATGGATAGGCATATTGAAGTTAACAACTTCTTTGTAAACAAAAGTGGTCTTTACACCCTCCCCCAAACAGTTGAGGAAGAAGAACTTGCAGATGCAGAATTAATCTTAAATGAAAACTAATGAACTATGATAAATTCGCTCCACTACTTTCAGATTGGGGACCTAAACTAAAACCCTTTATCGAGAGTGAAGAGTGTGATAAAATGTATGCAAAACTTAAAGATGAGAGTAAAAGGGGGAAAAAGATCTTCCCCCTCTCTCAAAATATATATAGAGCCTTCCTTGAGACTCCTTACAAAGACCTCAAAGCAGTGTTTGTCCTTCTTGATCCTTACCCTTCAGTTAAAGTAATAGGAGGAGAGCAAATTCCTGTAGCAGATGGTATAGCCATGTCTTGTGCCAACACAGGCATCCTCCAACCCTCCTTAGAACTATTTTATAATGCTATTGAGGATGATTTATATAAAGGCCTAGACTTAGAGATGGAGAGATTTCCTGACCTAAAGTATCTCTGTAATCAGGGAATTATGCTAACTAATACTGCTCTTACTGTAGAGAAGGATAAGACAGGTTCTCATAAGGCTATTTGGCATCCCTTTATGAGATATTTGTATGAGGATGTTTTTGCTCAGTATAATAATGGTCTAATCTTTGTCCTTTGTGGCAAGGATTCTCAGGAGTTTGCTAAATGGATTAACCCCATGCAACACTATATATTTGAGCTAGAGCATCCCGCTTTTGCTGCTAGACAGATGAGACCATGGGATCATAAATACATATTTTCTACTATTAATAAGTTTTTAATGGAGAATAATAAGGAAAAAGTAGATTGGATCTACCAAAAACCACCCTTTTAATATGAAAGTATATTATGCACATAGCATGCATCTGTATGGTGCAGCACAAGAGTTCAGGGATGTTGAGCTTTTAGAGAAGCTTGGTTTTAAGGTACTTAATCCAAATTCCAAAAAAGTACAGGCCGCTGTGGAAGATTGGAAAAGAGGAATTCGCTCTAGTGGGAGTAATATAATGAGTGTTTTTGTTCCGTTTATAAAAGATTGTGAGCTACTTGCATTTAGAGCTTATATGGATGGCACTATAGGTAGTGGAGTAGCGTATGAGATAGATGTGGCTAGACAGTTCGGGATGCCTATTATTGAGTTACCTAATCTAATTCCAAGCAGAATGAGGAGTTATGAGGATACAAAAGTAATACTAGAATTATTAGGAGAAAGATGAAATTAAAATCTGAAGAAGCAGATCTAATAAGAAAATATATATCTGTGGTAGATGGAATAATAGCAAAGTATGTTCCTAATCCTGTACCCGGTATACATAGATATAATCAGATGATGACTTATCTAGATCTTAGAAAAAAGATATCGCATATATTTTCTAGCGAGGATTGGGAAAAAACCTCCAAATGGAGACAAATGACCCTAGAGGAGGGTATTGAAAACGAAAAAAAAGAACGGAATGATATTAAATCCTAATGTACATCAAGCTGAGAGTGAGACACTGGGGGTAGAGGAGAGTATTTCGATGTCTATAGATACTAGTGATCAGGCAGCTTTGATGATGATCTTGAGCGAAAACTTATATAAAGACCCTATAGGCTCCTTAATTAGGGAATCAGCATCAAACGCCCTAGATGCACATAAAGAAGCTGGAATAGAGGAACCTATCATCGTGGCGTTAAAAATGGATGGGAATTATAACTATATTTATAGTGTTCAGGACTTTGGAACTGGTATTTCTCCTGATAGAGTTACAAATATCCTTAGTAAATATGCAGCCTCAACTAAAAGGCAAAGTAACGATTATTTAGGTTATTTTGGGTTAGGATTTAAAGCCCCCTTGGCCTATACTGATAGCTTTATATTCATTACCAGATATGAAGGTATGGAGTATAAGTATATGATGTATAAGGGTGAGGAAGGAACGAAAATAGATTTGATTGATCAGCAGGAGACTACTGAGAGAAATGGTACCATTGTTAGCATTCAGCTTACAAAAAGAACAGATGTTTATGTATTTGAAAGCAAGATCAAAGAACAATTAGCTTATTTTGAAGGGGTTTACTTTGAGGTAACTGGTATTAATAACAGTTTTAAAGTATTCAAATCTGAAGATTGGAAGTTTAGCGAACTTGCCAAAGGAAAACCAATGCATATTTGCCTTGAAAATGTATATTATGAGATTGATTGGCAGAGACTTGGAATCCATCAAATAAACCTATCAATAGGTTTAAATTTTAGTATCTCTGATGGTTTACTTCCGATTCCTTCAAGAGAAGATATCAAATATACTGACGAGGCTAAAACTCTCATTATTAATAAAATAAATACTGTAGCTGATTATTTAGTAACAAAATTTAATGAGGGGAGAGTAGAGGCAGACACATTTTCTGAAGTGTACAACAAATTCAATAGTAAAACTGTAACTATAGAGGGTTATGATTTTGATGTTTCCCAGTTGGAAAAACATACCGCTATTCCTTTTGCTCTACCAACAGTAAAAGGAATTAAACTTCTGAATCTCAAGCAGTTATCAGAGAACACAGGGGATTTATTTAAAAACTATGAGATAAGAGGTAGAATCTGGAATCGCGTTTTTAGTAGTAAGTTTGAGGAAACTGACTTTAATCTATTAAGATATCAAAGGCAGCACACAGAACTTATTATATCTGAACATACACCAAAAGGATTACAGCTAGAATATCTAAAGGATAAATTCCCTAATGCTGTATTCCTATATAAAAAGAGAGATCTATTTCTTGGAAAAACAGATCATTATAATAGCTGGGATGATAATTACCTAACAAACTACAGGAATCTTCTAAGGTTAAAACAATATCCAAAAAGTCAATGGAGGGAGGTAATCAAGGAATTTCAGACCATCTTAAATAGTATCCTTGATCCATTTCCTAAACTGGAAGATCTTCAACCAACTCAGGATTGGTTAGATGAAAGAAAGGCAAACAGAGCAAAAGGTAAGAGAACTACAGTCAGTAATGAGGAAATAACATTGAAGATAGCTAGAAAAGCCGAAAGAGGTGATAATAACTTAACGTTTGATCCTAGAGTAATAGCTATCAAGGATATAGGTAAAAAGCTTAAATCTCTTATAGTTTACACGACACATGAGAAAAAAACTGAGATGGATAGGCTATTTCTCCTCATTAAGAGAAGTAACTACAAAAAACCAAGAGTTACTTTGGTAATCCTTAATAGATATGATCTCAAAAAGGTAAAAGATCTCTCTAATTTTATTTCAATGGAAGAATTTATGAAAGGAAAAACAAAGCCATTTAAAGCATTTGCTACAGCTATTCTAATTTCTGAACTGGAGTCTAAGTACAGAGATATCTTCAATTCTGTAGATTTTATCTCTAATCTTTCTTCGGGCTTAGCACAGAAGATGAATTTTTTATCTAAATACAAGAGAGATAACTATCCTGATGGATATATAAGTAATGATGTTATTAAAGGGATTAGAGAGGTGGCAGAAAAATATAACCTATTTGATGAGGAAGTAATGCTAATTTATAATGAAATGCCTGATAAATTAGAGAAGTTGGATTTCATCACAGTTTTGAATTATAGCCCTCATATTTTACAGCAGTCCTTAGAGGTAGCAAGAGAAATTCTAAGGCATAGGAAATTCAGGATGGATTGGGAGAATTACCTTCAACTAAACCCACCAGTAGTGCCTATGAAGGTAGAAGATGAAGATGAAGATCCAGATGAAGATCCAGATGATGAGGAAGAGGAGGAGGAAAATCCTGATGTAGAGGGAGATGAGATAGCACAGATAGGTTCAGTAACATCATTAGTACCTGTAGAGGAATATGATTTACCTTTTTAAAATGTTTAAAATCAAGTATATATGAGACTTTTTAGTTGGTTAAAGAAGAAACAAGTACAGGCGGAGACACCTGATCCAATAGAAGAAACATCCAGTTTAGCTACTCTCGGTGTGCAACATAGAGACTATGATGAGGGGGCCGGGGAAAGAGACTTGTGGGATGAAAGAATTGAAGATGATCAGGCACTTAAAGAGCCGGGAGTGAAGTTTAAAGCGGTATTCTCTAATAAGACATTAACAGTCTTCCTTACTAGTGGTGATATTATCACTAATACAAATGCTAATAAGGCTATGTTTCTAGCTGTAAGAGAGGCAAAAACTGAAGGAGATATCAAGGTAATAATGTTAGCTGATGATCTTCAAGAAGAAGATGAGAAAAACTTGGAGGAAAAACTATACGATGATGAGATACAGAGTTTAATACCCGAAATAGTAGCCACTGGTGATTTCACAGAAGTTGCGGGAGCTTTATATATGAATGGGATAGATGTTTCCATTCCTAAACTTCTGGCTAAGGAGATCATTAAATCGGGTAAGGGAGATGACCCCACTTATTATGATAGTTTGAAGAATTTCTGGTGTTGGTGTGTACTTAATCCAGATAGTGTAGCTAGAGAAGATTTGTTTGGATTTTTAGAGAGGGGAGACTTTAAGATCACAAAAAATGGATTTTTCCTCGGCTTTCGTAATGTAGTAAAGGTAGAGGGTAAAGGTAACAATAAATCGGCACAGATTACTGCATTCATCACTGATAAGTACTTGAATATCAAGACAAAACAGAAAAAAAGCCCTAAAAACTTCTCTGTTTGGCAAGATGATAAGGGAGTTTTGAACATTCTAAAAAATGAGCACATTCCTGAACTCATAAAATCTGCTAATGTACTAGGAACTCTAGCTGATCTTTATAATCAACTTAGTGATTTGGAGGATAATGAGTATACCGATGATTATACTAGAACTATGAAGATCAAAATAGGAACTCCTGTTACTATGGATAGAGATAAGTGTGATCATAATCCCTACAGCGATTGCTCAGCAGGTCTCCATATCAAAAACAAAAGATATGGAGATGGTAGTGGGAATGTGGCTATCGTAGTTGCTGTAAACCCAATGAATGTAGTTGCAGTTCCTAATCATAGTGCGAATAAAATGAGAGTATGCGAATATATGCCCTTAGGGGTTATTGAGGGGCCATGGGAAGAATGGCTAGAAGATGTAGATACTTTGGCATTAGAGGATGAATATGCTTCTGATCAGATAAAGAATCTTCATACTCTGGCCAGTAGTGCAAATACAAAGGAAGAGAAACTTATTAAGTTGTATGGTGGAAAACCCATTGTAGATCAGGTAGTTAAGACCCTAGATAACTATACGGAAGAGATCAAAAATAGAGTGGTAAAAGTTTCATAGTTTTTAAGTTAAATTTGGTAGGTTCCAGAGAAGTAGCTATCTTTGGGGCCTACCTTTTTGTTTACTAAAAACTAAAAATGAAATTAAGAAGTGGTTCTAGGAGAGCAAAACAACGCTCGGATACAGCGGCTAAAGCTCAGTTTAACAACAAGCCGAAAAGAGAACCTAAGAAGGCAACTACAGGGGTGTTCGAAGGCATAGATTTTGATAGTTTAGAAGAGCTAGCATTCTTGCAATGGGCAAAGGAATTAAAGGTTGCAGGTTTTATCAAACACATTGAGAGGGCACAAAGTTTTCTTCTTTGTGACGCTATGACAATTGGTTATGCGGAGCAACTGAAGACTAAAAGTAAGCCTATGCAGCAAATGATCTTGCATGGTCACAGCTATACTCCAGAATTTAGGATTTATTGGACTGAAAAAGGTTTTGAAGCTTTTGTGAATGACCATACTCTATCCGAAAGAGCTACTAAGCCATTTTTAGGAGTGAAATTTGATCAGACCCACGGGCCTGTCTATCAGACATACATAGAGATCAAACCAATGTTTGACCAAAATAATATGGAGAGATTATTTAAGGTTAATCAAAAATGGATGTGGCAGAAGCACAGGATCTATGTTAACTTGATCAAATGCCCAGAACTGTTTGCTAAAACATTCACACCCACAGAGTATCTAACTACTCCTTCTGGAAAGAAGAGAATGATTAAATGGAAGATCAGGAATTTATACACTTATTTAAGAGGATAAATGGAAGATATAAATAAACCACAGACAATAGAAGAGAGATCAGAAGACCTCTTGTATCATGCAATGAAAGGGCTAGATGAAATGAGAGGTAGAACACTGATTTTCAATAAATTCAGAGATACCCAAAGAATTTCAGACAGTATTTATAGTTTATTAAAAGATATTAAGAAACAAAGACAAACCACAGACAATGGAGAATAATGTGCCGTATTACGTAACTTACAGATTCTTTGATGAGAAGGGACGTAGGTTAGCAATATTTGCAATACCCGGTATGAAAGCTGGGCTGTACAAAATTGATGACAAAGATGCTTTTTATCCAAATATATTACATGTTTATGTAATTGCTTGTAGCAAGAAAGATAGCTTTTCTAAAGCTAGAGCAAAGGAGATGTTCTCTGAATTTCGTGAATTAAAATTACAAGGATTTACAGGTAGTTATGCTCATCCCACAGAGTTACAAATTGATATTAAAGATAATAAGCCTAAATTTACTTTTCTCAGGTGGTGTGAGGAGAATTACTTTAAGTTTAAACCTGTAGTCTATGCTGTTAATACTATGGGTTTGATCAGAGGAGAGGAAATGTTGGATATCGATCTAAAGAATGCAGAATTTATGCAGATAGTGGAAGAAGACAGTATTCCTTATGCTAAAAGCGATAACTAATGACTGAGAAAGAATACCGCTCCCTTGAAATCGACAATTATAGTAGTATTAAGGATTTCATTGATGATAGGAAAAAATACTATCGAAAATGGATTCTAAGGGAGGACGAAGTTCAAGAACTTTCTAATTCACTAATTATGGGTTCCTTAACCGACACCCTAATTTTTGAACCTAATGAGTTTGATAATAGGTTTTCACTAACATCTGCTCAAGCACCAACTGGGCAGATGTTAGAGTTTACTAAAGCTCTTTACAAAAATAGTGTGGAGTGCAGAGATGAAGATGGTACTTTACGCAGGAACTTTGAAACTCTCACTAAGGAGGCCTATAATGAGGTTAAGTTTGATAGAAATGGAAATATAGTAGCCTTTAAACAGAAAGGTTCCTCTTACGAGAGTATTTTAGAAAAGTTCACTGAAGGTGAGGCCATTCTATATTACAGGCAGTTAATGTCTTCGATAGGCAAAATTACAGTAGAGTTATATCAAGTCCAAACCGCTGAAAAGTTAGTATCTACATTGAAGAATAACTGGGTGACTAAAAACATCATAAATCTTGTGAGTGATAGGCGTTATGAAGTTTATACTCAACTAGCTATAGTCTTTGAGCATAAAGGATACAAACTTAAAGCATTATTAGATAAATTAGTAGTAGATCACACTCTTAAGATTATCTCCATATGGGATCTTAAGACATGCTGGGATAATGAAAAAGAGTTCCAGAGTAATTGGTACAAATATAAGTATTATATACAGGCAGCAGTATATTATTTAGCCGTGCTCCACTGGGCACAAAAGGAGGGTTGGGGTGATTATCAGATACAGTTTATGAGGTTTATAGTTGCTGATAGTAGTAATTACCAAAATCCTTTGATTTATGAAACAGACGCTGTAAATTTACAGCAGGGGTTAGAGGGATTTGTGATGAATGGAAGGTATTACCCCGGTGTTAACAGAGCAATCCAAGATCTTACATGGCATAAGGCTAATAATATCTGGGAGATATCAAAGCTCAACCATGAAACTCAAGGGATTGTAAAAATCAAACCCTTTATTGAAGATGAGTATTAAAGATGATATTAAAGTAACAGATAGCACTAGATTTCTCCTGAGGGGTATAGAACTGTTAAAACCAGAGCTTATCCCTTATGGATTTATTAATGCATTTGTTGATGATAAAGACCATGATCCGCACTATGAAGATTGTGTATATGTACTATTCAAACCACCATCATTGGTAGAATTTGAGTTCTTTGTAGAGAGTGAGAAGATTAGAACTCATCTATTTATTGAGGATTATGATTATCCAAATGGATATGTGGTGATGGTTTATAAGTTCCCATCAAAATATATGGAAGATTATCGAAAGTTCTTGGTAGGAAAATACTCTAAGTTTAGCAAGGTATATAAAGATCTTTTTCCCACAGAGAAAAGTGGCCTTACAAGTAAGAATATTCCTTACAAAGAACCTTCCTTCTATGCGCATATATTTAACAAAAGTGACAAAATGAGAGATTATTGGGAGAATAGATTGGGAGTTGAGTTAGATGCCGATAGTGAATATTGGTCATCTCCTACACTCTCAAGAGAAACTATAAATATAAAGGATTATGAGTGAAAATAAGATAAAGACACCCTCCTTAAATGGTGATAAGATAGTGGAGCAATATCCACTCTCAGTAAACGTTTTTAAGGAGTGGTTAGGTACATTTCCTAATGTAGAGGTACTAGGGAAAGATGCTCTTTTGTATGAGCAATCTCTAAAGGCAATTTTCTATTTCAGTCCTAGAGCATTATACGATTTCTTTGATGATATGGGTAACGAATTAGTAATTAATAGAGTTGATGATACCTACTGGAGCTATCATATTGTAGGTTCTCCACATTCATTTTCAGCAGATAGTAGAGTAGCAGCAGAGGAGTTAGGATTTGGAGTAGCATTTGAAACCCTTGAAAATCAGTTAGCTAAATGAAAATAGTACAAAGAGAGGATAAAGAGACCAAAGAACCAATGTACTCAGCAGATATACACTGTACCCATAGTATCTTTGGTGATTTCACTGTACCTATGTTAGATGTAAGAGATGGTCCTGTAATGAGAAAGGAAGTGGAATTAATGGATAGGAAATCAGGTAAATCATCAAAATTCATACCCAAAAAACAAGTACTTAATATAGAGTAATGCAAGTAAGAGCAACAGCAATTACAAAATCTCTTGTAGAGGGATTAGACCTCTCCTCAGAGGATTTGATTACCTATGAAGCAAGAGTAAGTAATCCAGAAAACCAAGGGAATCTAGATACAGCAGATAAGTTATTAAAGCATCTACTAGATAATCAACATAACAGTCCTTTTGATATGGTAAATCTCACAGTGGAGGTAACTACCAGTAAGGCAATAGCAATTCAAATTTTGAGGCATTGGAGTATTAAACCTCAAGAGTTTAGCCAGAGGTATGCAGAAGTGACTGAGATCGAACCTATTGAGTTGAGGAGAAAAGCTAGTAAGAATAGGCAGAGTAGCGAAGAAACTTTTGATCCTGAGATGTGTATAGATAGTGATAGTGATGGTAGTCCAATGTACTATAATCCTGATGGTAGTCCTTCTCACGCTTCAGATAGGATTAATGCATATATCAAAGAAGGATTACATCTCTATAAGGAATTGTTAAAAAAAGATGTAGCTAAAGAGTGTGCTAGAATGATTTTACCTATGGCTACAAGTACTACTATGTATCTCAACGGCAGTGTTAGAAGCTGGATTTACTATCTAGCACAAAGAACTTCCCAACATGCACAGAAGGAGCACAGGGAGGTGGCATTGGAGATTGAGAAGATATTTAAACAATATTTCCCTAACGTAGCAAAAGCACTAGGAATATGAGCTTAGAAACTAGTATCAGAGAAGCACAAAAGATTGCAGATGAACAAGCAGTTCTACAGAGTTTAAGAAATAAAGGACTTGCAGATCTAAGAAAGGAAGAAGAACCTGAACAACAATGCAAAGACCAAATCGATAAATTAGTTAAAGAAGGTAAATTACCTAAAGAAGCTGGATTTCCAGAAGAAGAAAAGCTGAAAAAGCTCAAAGAATTGGGCAATAGGTTCAATCAAGGTAAATTACAATGGCATTTAGTTGATTTTAAAGCACTTGAACCTATGGTAAAGGTGCTCATGTATGGGAAGGACAAATATAGTGAGAATCAATGGAAAAATGGACTTAGTTTAAAAGACACTTTAGATAGCCTATTAAGGCATACAACTGCATTGTTAGCAGGGGAAGTAAATGATGAGGAATCAGGATTATCCCATATAGGTCACATTTTCTGTAACGCTCTTTTTTATAGTTACTTTACAGAAGTCAATACTATTAACGCAAGACCTTAATATATATTTCTGTCTTAATGAGGTTAGTTAGGATAAATGGTCTACATTTACACCTCATTTCAAATAATCTAGAACTTTATGGCAAAACAAGTATATCCCTACTCAGTTGAACAGGATGTAAGATCTAATGTATTAATGGCTGAATTACAACAACTTGTGAGGAGGGAGGAGGAAGTCAAGAAGGAGTTGAGAGGTATTATATACTCAGTTGAGAAACCGCGATGAAAAGAATAGATAAGAAGAAACAACAAATAGCAAGATTAAAGGGCACTATAGATAGATTGCAAAAGGAGATTGAGACAATACAATGGGAAGATAAAGAAGTAAGAAAATTAGCTAAGAGAATAGGAGCATATTTGGGTACTGAAGAAGTAAATGGGAGAGAGAGAGTTAAGATACCTAAAGATTATAAGACATTTTTCTATAGGTTAGGATTAGAGAGCGGAATATCCTACTTTACATTACAAGAGTATGTAAAGGATAAAACTGATAGGACATCAATAGCAGTTCAAAGTAAAAGAAATCTTATAAGGAGATGTAGTAAATATCCCCAGATACAAAGAAAATGGGAGGAAATTAAGAATTTTGTAAGTACCCCTAATCATTAATTTGGTTAGGGGTTTTTTATTTCGTAACTTTGTAAATCAAAATCATTAATATGGTTATAAGAGTATTTCCCTATAGTTATAAAGATGGCTGGGAAATAAACTTTGTTGGAAGAGTATATTATATAAGGATTGCAAAGTATCAATTTGGAATTTGGAAAAGTTGGAAGCCAATTATAAATAAACTATTTTAAAATGAGATTAACTCCAGACAAAAAGAAAGATACAGATTTAGTTAAAGTTGGAGAAAAGAAGCCAACAATTTTAAATGTTCACTTACTTGATGGATCATCAAGCATGGCATGGAACAATAAGTACGAGAATGCAGAGGAAGGTATTAACACAGAAATGGGAATTTTGAAAAATGATCCAAATGCTGATTATCTTCAGACAATCATCCAATTTACAAGTGGGATTACATATCCAAAAACGGCAGTATATAATGAATATATTGTTAATAAACCACTTAGTGAAGTAAAAATGTTTAAGGGGAAAGGAGCACACGGCAATACTCCCCTTTATGAGGCAATAGGTTATACTATCGAGAAAATACTAGGTCAGAAGACACAAGAAGATAGAGTAATCCTTAAGATTTTTACTGATGGGCAAGAGAATGACTCTGACCCTCTAGGGCTTTATAATAATACGCCTAAAGGGAGAAAAGCTTTATATGACCTCATTCAAGATGTGCAAAATAATCACAAGTTTACAGTAACTTTTGTTGGAACTCCTGAAGATACACAGACAATTATTAAGAATCTTGGTATTGATATCGGTAATACCTTTACTCATAATAATACTGGGGAAGGTGTTAAAATGTCATATGCTAGAGGAGCAGGAGCTACCATGGCTTTCTCGGAAGAGGTAAAAACAAGAGGAATTAGTACTTCAAAGACTTTCTATACAAAATCAGTTGAAAAAAAATAATATGCCAATAAAGACAGCTATTACAAAGGGAACAAGTAATATACTCACTGATATTAAAGAAAATGATGTGTTTTCAGAACAAAGTCATTATATCTTTAATGGGAGGAAACCCTCTACTAATGAATATCAATTCCTTCACTTAGAGAGTGGTCAGGTTGTAAATTTGGATGAGAAATATGTCTCTGAACTCCTACAGACAGCAGATCAATATTTCTCTGAGGTGGAGGTGGGTATCGAGGATAAAAAATGGACCAAAAAGCAAATTGAAGAACTTCCTATTGGAACATATAATGAACTTCCCAAGGAAGGAGATGTAAAACAGAAAGGTATTCTCTCTATCTGGAGCGATATTCACTCCCAACAAGTATTCACTGTAAAGTTCACTAAAGCCAATAAAGAGTTGAGTAATAAGGCTTTGGGTGAGGCTATGGCAAAACAGGCCACTGAGGCTCTGGCTAAAATTGCTGATGCTGCAAAGAATAAAAAGGGTGTAGCAGCAGTCGCTGCGAAGGTAATAGCTGATCTACAAGCCAATCCCATCCTACCTATAGAGAAGGGAGAGGAGAGGATTCTTAGGGGTTACAAAACTCAGTTTGAGAGTGTCAATGGCCTTTATGATGTAGTAGATATGGATATTAGAACAGGTTCTAGTAAGAGGCAAGTTAATGTAAGAGCAATCAATACCCTGTTATTTAATGGAGTAAAATATATTGTAAAATAAAGTATTTCTAAGGCTGTAGCATTTGGCTAATAGTGGGATAATTACTATCTTTGTAGTTATCCCACTTAATTTTTATATTATGGCAAAAGATAAAGAAGTAAAAGTCGAAGAAGAAAAAAAGAGTAAAACACAGCTAGCTCTTGATAAACTCAATAAAGAATTTGGAGTAGGTACTGCTATGAAGATGAAAGATGCTCCTGTTGGGCATTGGGATATGGATGTAATATCTACAGGCTCCCTCAGATTAGATATGGCTACAGGAATAGGGGGTCTTCCTAGAGGGAGGATTGTCGAGATATATGGATGGGAATCTTCAGGTAAGACCACTCTTATAGAACATGTAATAGCTGAAGCTCAGGCAAAAGGTCTACAAGCTGGTTTGATTGATGCAGAACATGCATATGATCCAATCTATGGAAAAGCTATTGGTATAAATAATGATGATTTAGTAATTTCCCAACCTGATTATGGTGAGCAAGGTCTAACAGTAGCAGAAGAACTCATTAATACAGGGGAGTTTGGAGTAATAATTATTGATTCGGTAGCTGCTATGACTCCAAAGAAAGAAATTGACGGGGAGATGGGTGATAGTACTATGGGTCTACAGAGTAGGATGATGGGTCAAGCTATGAGGAAATTAGCAGCTATTGCTGATAATAATAATACTCTTGTTATTTTTATTAACCAGCTTAGGGAAAAGATTGGTGTTATATTTGGCACACCTGAAACTACAAGTGGGGGGAATGCCCTTAGATTTTACGCATCTATGAGAATTGATGTCAGGAAAAGTCTAGATCTGGCTAATGAATTAAACACTACAAAATTTAAGATTGTAAAAAATAAGCTCTCTGATCCTTTTAGAACTGCCAAAGTTGATGTATTATGGGGAGTAGGATTTGATAAAGTGGGAGAAATCATTAGCCTTGCAGCAGAAATGGATATTATCACTAAGGGGGGAGCAGGGTGGTATACTATAGGTGAAAATAAGGTGCAGGGAGAGGAAAATCTTAAAGCTCTATTAAATGATAATCCTGAATACTTCCAAACTATTAAAGATCAAGTATTACAAAAGATAAAAGATGGATACGAAAGCCCTAGAGAACTCCCTAAGGAGAAAGAGTCAAAATAAGGTAGCAATATACCTTGATGATAATAGAACTCCTACAGAGACACCGGAGGGATATGAGTGGTATATCCTAAGGAGTTATGATGAGTTCACAGAATTCATTACTAAATTCTATAAAAAGAATAAAGAATTACCAGCTTTAATTAGCTTAGATCATGATCTCACCCCTGAATATATTCACTATAATTTTGAGCATCCGGGAGAAAGGATAGTAGATTACAAGGATTTTAAGACAAAAAGTGGAATGCATGCTATAATTTGGTTTGTGATTACCATGGATCAAAATAATGTAAGTTTTGAAGATACATTATTTGCAGTCCATGATCACAATGAACTAGGGGCACAGAATCTAATGCAGTATCTATATACAGTGAAGGAAAGTAGATACGGTAAAGCCAAAGCCAATACTTTCAGGAAAGATTGGTCATTTACTTATGATCAAGTGGCTTTACAATTACAACAAAAAGACTATAATAATGGAGACGCAGAAGGAACTAAAGATATATCACAGGAGGGGACCACTAGGACTCCCCTTATCATTACAGATCCCTGAGGGTTTCCACGATCTAATATACTCCAAGCATGCAATTGAGAGATTTCAAGAAAGGCATGGAGAAGATCCAGTTTACCCTAGGTTAATAAATATAAATAGACACAGTAATGTTATTGAGGTTTACACTGAGGATGATATTCATCCTTCACAGCTTTTGGTATCGCTACAATATAGAAAGTATACTAGAATCTATCTAGTGATCATACCATTTGAAAACAAAACAGCATTAGTTAAAACATTATGGTTCAGTAAATCAACAGATAAAAGAGATGAGAATAAACACAACCTTAAAGAGCCTTTTATTAAGCAGTATCCTGTCACTCCTAGTTGGTGCATTGAAAGCCCAACAGAAGATAGGAAAACTATATGATTTATATTATGTAGAGAATGGACAAATATACCCAACGGGTATGGGTTTCAGAAATGATTCCATCTTTTTGGAAAATGCAGCACTAGCTAATATAGTAGCTATTCGCAGGACCGATAGTACATATAGTTATATCCTTATTAATTTTCTAAGAGAATTACCAAATGTTAAGAAGGACACCATTAAAAAGGTCACGCTTAAAAAGAAAACTAAAGTCTAAGGAGAAGATAGAAGAGGAGAAGGAGTTACGTCAAAAAGATGACGCAATCTACCTGTGGATATGGAAACACAGATCACATACCTGTGTGGTAACGGGTAAATATCTTGGGGAAGAACCTATGAGAACATACTTTCACCATCTTCTACCTAAAGAAAAGAATAAATATCCAGAACACAGGTATCATGAATGGAATATAGTAATAGTTTCACCTTTTATACATGAACAAATTGAGCGAGGGGTTAATATTCCTCCCACAATTCAGAAACTTTATTTGGAAGCATTAGAAAAACATCGTAGCTTTGCTAAAAACCAAGAGTTATGACAAAAGGTGAAACAAGAGTTAGAGTAGATTTTAATATATCTGGAGATACGATAATAGACAAGATCAAGAAGAAAAGTGCTGAGTTAATTGATTTAGTAGATGAACTAGTAATAACCCCTGATGGGGAATCAGCTAGGGTTAAATCATTAGCATTAACAGATTACGAAAATGCTGCTATGTGGGCAGTAAAGGCAGCTACATATAAAAAATAACCGTACACTATGGCATTATTTTATTTCAAACAATTTCAGATTGGTCCTCCTACTAAAGAGGATATAGCAGAGAAGAGGAAAAACAATATTATTTCAGTAGTGGATTGTATTGATCCTGAATATATCTTGAGAGGTAGAATGTATCCAGATGGTAGTTCGATTATCCTTTTAAAAGATGGGCATGAAACTACTAAGGCAGTAGAGGTACAGAGCAAGAATGGAGTAAAGACAACAGCAAACCAGAAAATCTGGGTACAGACTGAGATTAATCTTAATCCTGAAGATACAGCTAGATTAAGGAATATTATGGAGATTTTGTTAGAGGGTGAGAGTCCTTATTTAGGACCTGTAGCAGAAGGAAAACCTAACTTAATAGCAGATGATTTGAAGCTAAAAGCTGAGGGTATAGACGATGAAGCTAAATCAGAGGTAGATATACCACAGATAGGACCAAACGATAAATACTAGTATTTAAGTATTTTAATAAAGAACCCCGGGATAATATCTCGGGGTTTTTACTTTTAATTATTTTTCTGCAAATCTTTTAAGAAGTCTGGTATGTCCTCAGTATGACCCTTAAAAGGGGTTGTTTCAGGAGTAGGGCTTAGTGGAGTATTCTCTACTGCCACACCTGCTTCTACAGCCATCTTAAGTGCATTTTCCAGAATCTGGAATACATCTACCATTTGTTTTTTGGGTGCCCCGCCCGGATTAAGAATATCAATTCTTAGAGCCTGATAAAGAGCACCAAATTCATTTCCATCAAAAACAAATCTATCCTCAGGAGTCCACTTGTAGTTCTTGTTATTATCATATTGAGGAGTTTTAGGTTCC